CGTGGCGATTTGTTCATTCATTGTATACTATACTTGCTTAATGGCGCAGAAGTAGGCGGCGTAGGTAAGCTCATGTTCTTAAACGATATGAGCCGATACAGTGCAGCCAAATCAACTATTGGCAATAATAAGACATTCACAGGTGTTCAGTTGTATATGGCGGTCAATGTTGGTGATTCTGGCAAGGTGGTAGATTGTGGCGATTGATATTGCCGTCCTTGAAAAAGGATATTTTTATTTCGATAAGCCAGTGCCATATAAATTATCAGATACGACTCATATTGATATAACACCTATATCAGTATACGATAGTGAGGTCTTTTTGTCAAGCTGCGATATTCTTCAAATAGATAAAAATGCGCTTAATTCTGTTGAGATAATACAGATGAGCTATCTTGATTTTTTACTTAAAGTCATGTTGCCTACAGACCAATCAGGATTGATACTGGATAAATTCTGTAATATCTTGAAATTGTGTCTTGGTATGCCAGATTGGAAAATCAAGATGGATAAAAAAGAAAAAATCAGCATACTTGCGTCAGATGATTCGTTTGAAATCACGGGTAAGCAATTTGATGATATTAAGCGCATTATATTGTATCAGAACGTGCTGCATTATGACGATACCTATATTGACCCAGAGGCAAAGGCAGCAATGCAGGAATTAGATAAACTGAAAAGTGCTAATATCAATATGCCCACACTAGAGCGGCGCATGGCTATTATTACGGCTCATTGCGGCATTGATAAATATACATTGATGCAGTATACAATGCGGTCATTGCAGTTACTATTTGAAGAATGTGCAGGAGAAGTCGAGTTTACAACTTTGCGTCCTATTATGCTATATGCTGGAAAAGCTAAAGAGCTTGAGCATTGGATATATAAGAAAAAGAAGGATAAGTTTGACGATTATTTTACCAGTGTAAGTTCTTATCAAAACAAATTTGGTGGAGAGGCTGGTATAAAAATATCCAACGTGTCTCCTGAAAATTCTGTTGGTGCTAGTTTTGACCAACAATTCAATTCATTTAGAAAAAATTAAGGAGGAAAATATATGAACTATGTAGCTGGCGGCGCTGGCAGAGCATTGCTATTCCTTGGTGAGCAGCTTTATTCTGTTGGTAATACGCTAAATAATAATGCTATTCATTATACCATTAGCGCGGAAGACCTACGCGGTGGTAAGAAGAATTTCCTAATTGCACAGTATTTCCATGACCCCAATATGACTATTGACCTTGAGAATGTTTTCTTCAACTTCAATGAAATTGGTCTAGTCACTGGTAATACTATTGAACAGGGTGGTCTATCCTTTAAGGAGGAGCAGGTTGTTACTGCGGCTGGCGGTGTTGTGACCCCCACCCAGACTCCTGTTGCTCCTGTTGGTATGGAAGGCAGGATTCTTGTTTGGTATAAGAAACCTGCTGATGAAGATTGGAAAGATGTCGCCTACAACAATGGTGTGACCATTCCTGGCGCAATTGTTGGTGAGGTATACTGCATTAAGTATTTCTGGGATAATCCTAACGCAGAGTCTATGACTCTCAATGCAAACAGTGAACCTGCTGAACTTCAGCTCGTTCTTATCCAAGACTTGTATTCTGTCAGCGTTCAGAAGGGCGTTACCACTCCCGGCGCAAAGGCTGGTCAGGCAATTACTATTTGTCCAAGATATAAGCTTAATGGTAACATCGACCTTAACTTTGCGGCTGGCTCTACTGTTGGCACATCTCTAAGCGGTACTGTTCTAACTGTCGAGGATGATTCTAGCTGTGAGGGCGATTATATCTTCGGCTACATGACTCAGGAAATTTTTGGCGCAAAGTGGCAGAATGAAGTTAGAGCTATTGCATTTGAAGATGCTGACATGTCTCTAGCTGCTCAGGGTACTCAGACTGCTGTTTGTTATGTCCTGTTTAACAGTAACAAAGCACCTAAGATTGTTGATAATGCCAACTTTACATTTGCAGTTGAAGATGGTGATACATTCGCATCTGTTGATGCTAAGGGTGTTGTCACCGCTAAGGCAACTGGTAAGGCTCACATTTCCGCAACTCTAAAGGGCGCAGACCCCGGTAATGGTCCTGCTGTCGTTGGCTATTTTGAGGTTACTGTAACCGGCTAATTCGTTTAATGTTAATGGGGAGAGATATTCGTATCTTTCCCCATTTTATTACGTTCAAATAAAGTAGGTGAAAAATAATGGATTGTCCATATTGTAATGTAGTAAATTATGACGAAATCCCAACTTGTAACAAGCAAGAGGGGCATCCTATCTGTCCTTATGTGCGGCGTTGCATTGAGCATCACATCTGGAAGCCGCTAGCATATATGGCTAATTGTCCAATCAAATCTGCGCCAACTGGCAATGTACAGTTTGAACGGCATGGTTATCTATATGTACAAGTAGGCGATGAGGTTATCAAGGTAGAAAACCCATATAATTATATCCCAGATAATGTAGAATTAAGGAAATATAAAGGAAAATATAAGGTAGTAAAGGAGAATAAGGAATAATGAAGGAAAATATTATGAGCAAAGAACCAGTAGAGATTAAAGAATATGGTATTAAGGTCAATCAGTATCTAACATATAGCCAGATTCAGTCTATTGTTGATGGACTAAAGAAGCTAAATTCATGGGCAGAGCGGCAACAGAGCATTGATATGTGTATCCTCTATTTTGCAACTGACCTTAAAAAAGAAGAGATTGAGGCGCATGACCATGATTATTGGCTCAAGACGGGTGTTATTGAAGAAGTACATGATAGAATTGAGAATATTTTCCAACTCTATGATGCTATCAAGTATGAGGAATCTCTGCAGAAGTCTATTACGCAGATTGCAAGAGAATTACCAAGATTTAGTAATAAGGTAGATGAGGTGATGAAGAATGCCTCTATCCCAAGCAAGAAATGATAAAGAAGTCTTAGCTATGTTGCGCAGCCCTATAGCTAATGCTATAAACTATGTTATAGACAAGATACATGATGAAAATATTGGTGCGATACATGATATAGTGTATATGGCATATAGTCCAGAAGAATATGAGAGAACTGGTGATTTTTATAGAGCATGGGGCATGGGTGAACCGACTAAGGCCCTAAATGAAAGAACGACTAGAGGCGAGTTCACATACAAACCCGATAAAATGAGTATTGGTAGCACTGACCCAAACAGCTCTAGCTATGGACAACACATTGGTTTAGCCGGTGATTTCTACGGACAAGATGCTAGACCATACTTAGCTGAATTGATATATAATGGCGCAACTGGTTCGCTATTTGGCGATGGCGCATTCAGGAAAAAGCGCGATGCATGGGAAGAGCTGAATAAGCGCATAGGTAGACGCAAGATGAAACAATGGATGAAAGAGGGGTTGGAGGCGGCTGGTCTTAAAGTGCAAATGCATAATAAAGCCATAGAGGTCACGACAACTAAGGTGGACTAGATATGATTATAGCAGGATTAGATGCTAGTACGTCATCTACTGGGTGGTCTATATTTGATAATGACGAACTCATTGCATATGGCACAATTAAGCCAAAGGGCGATGATTGGCATGATAGAGTAATGGGGCTTACCATGGAATTATCAAGTATATTTAGACAGTATAAGCCAACAATTCTCTATGCAGAGGAAGTGCCATTGAAAAAAGGCGCGTCTACCATAGAGAAATTGGGTGCAGTACAAGGCGTGATATTAGCATTATGTGCTGGCTTCAAGATAAAGCCATGCTTCTTGATGCCAAGTAAATGGCGTGGCGACCTTAATCTCTTTGATGGTACTAGAGCTGGTTTGCAAAGAGATGTTCTGAAGAAAAAAGCCATAGAGATGGCGAATGAAGAATTTAGCCTCGATTTGGCATGGGTTGCCCCAAGTAGCAAAAAGAATGAGGATGATTGCGCAGAAGGAATCCTCATAGCCTACTCACAAATAAAAAAGGGAGTGTGATGAATGGCTGGAAGTAATTCTAACTACTCGATTCTGGTTGATGTTCAACTACAGGAAGAGAGTATAAAGAAACAACTTAAGGAAATCCAAAACAATAAAGATACTAAGTTAAATATTGGTGTTACAGCAGATGGCGCAGAGCGAACCAAGAAAGAGCTAGATGGTGTAACTCAATCTACTAAGGATCTTAATACGGAAACAGAAAATATTGCTGTTACCTATCAGCAATTTAGACAAGTTCTTGATTTAGCAACAGGTGCTTTGAGCAGTATGTATGAGCAAGTCAAGAATCTTGATGATGCTATGACCGACTTTAAGAAGGTCAGTGATTTACAGGGTACAGCACTTGATAAATATGTTACAAAGCTAAGTCAATCTGGCAGAGAAGTAGCAAGAACCGGTAAACCAAATCGGTCTGAGCCGGTATGTTGCGATGGTAAAGCAGCATAGAGAACAGCCCCTAAACCCTTGAAAGCCTTAAGAGCCTTATCACTACAACATGAGGATGAGATATACCTGAGTGTGAATGATTCATTATTAACAATGAATTAGTGCGAAAGCAGAAAGACGATAAGGATGATTCCATGGTCGAAAGACCTAAAGAATCAATGATAAATAATGTATCATAAAAGGGCAGATTGGGCGCGAAGCCGTGATGAGCGGTGTGTCAACAGAATATACAGGGCTGGCCCTCCATATCCATCGGGCTAAGAATTATTCGGGAAGGGATTGAAAACCCCTTGACAAATTATCTAATATGTGCTATGTTATAGATACTTAATAAAGGAGGTATCTATCATGTTTGCTTTAATGCTTATTATGTTGATTTTTCCAGCTATTGGTATATGGACATTATACTGTGTGATAGTTGGATTGTTTGGAAAGCATGATAATCAACAAAATAATCAATCATCTTATCATATTGATAACCGCACCAAAGAGGAAGAGCGGCGAATCAATGAATGGGGATTAGATGATGATTGGCGTTGGGGAAAGCTATAACATTAGATAATTTATAACCGTCAGAGATGGTATCTGCGGCATCTATGTTCCGCAAGAGCGGATTTAATGATTCAGATGCCGCTATGCTTGCAAAAGTTGCTGCTTCTTATCAGAACGTAGCTGATACGGCTGTTTCAGCAGAAGATGCCGCTGCATCTATTGTTTCACAGATTCGTGCATTTGGTGAAGATGCGAGTTTTGCCACTCATGTCATCGACGCATACAATGAAGTGGCTAATCGTTTCAGTGTAGGCACTAACGATCTGTCACAAGCAATGGAAATTGCCGCTAGTGGTATGGCTACTTATGGCAATTCATTTGAACAAGTTATAGGCTAAAACTTGGTCTATTAAAACAACCCTAATTGACTGGAAACCCCTTAGAGCCTTATCTACCAAATTATAACAGTGATGTTATAATGGCAAGAGCAATAAACTTGGTATGGTAAAAAAGATAAGGATTGGGCAATCAGCAGCCAAGCATCTATAGATACTAGATGAAGGTTCAACGATTAGTAAGTCCATTGTCGTTAATGGCGTACCGTCAAGTGATGGGAAATGGGTTGGCATTTATCATGAATGCAAGATATAATCTAATCTTATGTGAGAATATAAGGAGTTGTATAATTTTGGAAAAACTACCATACGATATAGTTAAAGATCGACTATGCAGTTTAGGTTATAAAATGATAACCAAAGAAGATGAATATAAAGACACTCAGCAAAATATCATATGCGAGAAAGATGGATTAAAAAGTTTTTGCAGTGTTTCAGATATCTTAACAAAAAAAGGAACGTCTAAAAGATTCTTTAGTCTTTCTAACCCTTTTTGCAAAGAGAACATGATTAAGCATCTAAATAGTATTGATAAGGATGCGGAAGTGTTGGAGATTAAACAGATACGAAAAGGTGATAAGAAGCGTATTTTACTTACGATAAAATGTTCATGCGGAGAGATATTTACAAGAACATGGGACGATGCAAGAGCCGGTGTTTATGGAACAAAATGTCAAAAATGTGTATTAAAAAGCAGGGGTAAAAGTCATAGAGAAAATATTTCTGAAACCGTAAAAGCCTTTGAAGATCGCGGATATAAGATTATTGGAAATTCTGATGAAATATTAAGAAATGTTCCGATAGAAGTAGAGACTAGCGATGGATATAGGGGCTTTATCTCATATAATAGAATTAGACAAGGAAGAAATTTTGAGATATTTGGACTAAGGCAGAATAAGAAAAATTTTATTCATAACGCTAACGTATGGTCTAAACTTAACGGGATTGGAACAGAAGTATTAGATTTTTGTGATGATAAAAAATTTACCCAGCAAGGCATAAAGTGTAAATGTTATTGTGGCAATGAATTTGTTACAAGTATAGCGTCGTTTCAGAGCGGAAAAAATAAATGCAATGTTTGTTCTGCTTCAAATTCCAGATATGAACGAATGGTAGAAAAGTTATTGCAAGATAACAACATTGAATATATACCAGAATATAGAATAAATAGCTGTAAAGACATACTTCCATTGCCATTTGATTTTTATATAAAGCAATCTTCTAAGTTGATTGAGATAGATGGGCAAGGGCATTATCAACCATGCTATTTTAATAATATGAACGAAGAAAATGCCAAGAAATCATTCGAAGCAACGGTAAAACATGATAAAATTAAAACAGATTATTGTAAAAAATACAACATATCATTATTGAGAATTCCATATTGGGAAATGGACAATGGTTTATATAAAGACAAAATTATACAATTCATAAAGGATTAACGACCCTTTATAAATATCAATGTAGTAACTAGCGGTACAGAAATCATGCAGGGGCGCAGCAGTCAGGTTGCCCGTGGCTTGTCAACGATTGCGGCTCGTATTGTAAAGAATCAAGATGCGCTTGCAGAATATGGCATTACAGTAGAAAATGTAGATGGTAGCTTAAAGAGTACATTTGATGTGTTGTCTGAATTGAAGCCCAAATGGGATTCTATGACAGATGCTCAAAGAACGGCTCTTGGTGATACTATTGCAGGACAGAATCAATATAAAGTCCTTGCCAGTGTGATGCAGAACTTTGGTCATGCGGCTGACGCAACTAAAACAGCTTTAGAGTCAGCTGGTTCTGCGGCACAGGAAAACAGTAAATATATGGAGAGCCTAGAAGCAAAGCAACAGGCTCTTAAAGCAGAATTTGAAGATTTTGCAAATCGCGTATTATCAAAAGACCTAGTTGGTGGGTTCATCAATGCTGGTACAGCTATGCTTAATTTTGCTAACAATGATGTCGGCGCAGCTGTTACTAGAATTGGTGTATTAAGCACTGGTGTTACTGGTCTAGTTGGTATCGTTGGGCAAACTGTAGGCAAGATGGCTGAGGTTGGGTTGCAGCTTAAAAATCTAGGCGTTGGTGGCGACTCATTTCTTGGTATGCTTGCTAGTGGCAAAATCGCTCTCATAGTTGGTGGCACAGTTGCAGCTATTACGGCTTTAGTTGAAATTATTAAAGCTGTAAATCAAGCCGTAGAAAATAATAAGTTTGAAAATCTTGTTGCTTCTATGGACGAAGCTAACCAAGAGCTAGAAAATACCAAGACAGGCTATGAAGAAACTAAGGAAAAGCTAGATGAGCTTAATAATACACCATATGATGGTAACGAAGCAGAGCTACAAGCAGAACGCGAACAGCTAGAGAAACAGATTGAAGCTTATGAAAAGATAATTGAGTTACGACAGACAGATACAGTTGAGGCGGCTCGTAAAGTCGCAACTGGTGGCAAACAGGTAACTGGCGCAACCGTAAGCGGATTAGGTACAGATGAATTTGGTAATAAAACACTTACAACTTGGCAACAAACTCTAACTATAACAGATGAACAAGCAAATGCGCTAAAGGGAACGTTCGAGTCTGTTGAAGATGCAACCAATGCAGCGTTTGAAGCTCTACATGAATATGTAGATTCTACAACATATGAGGCATATTTAGAGGCATCCTCTCTTGGAAATTGGAGCGAGGCGGCTGAAATTGCTCAAAATGCTCTTAATGGATTTGGCGTTACAATTACTGAAACAAAGCAGAAGACGATTGATTGGGCACAATCTCAGGGACAGTCATTAGCTAATTGGTCAAAATATACTCAAGATGTTATCACATCTAGTGATTATGCTACTCAGCAAGTAGGTGAGCTTGTTACATCAACAGAGGATTATTATAATGCTCTAAAAATTCTTGCAAATAATGGCGAAAATCTTGACCAGTGGCAAGTTGATTTTATCAATAACTGGGAAACGCTTAATAGTGCAGTACAAGATACTGATTTAAGCGGAGCAGCTAATGACGTACAAGAGCTTGGTGTAGTAGCAGAAGAATCAGCCTCTAAGCTAGATACCTACATTGCTGCGCTTGACCAATATCGTGGTGCAAATGAAAACGCTGCTGATTCTAGTGGCGTACTGGTAAATTCTCTATTTGATGCTAATGGGCAATTAACAGAAGCGGCTAAACAGGCTCTATCTACATCTGGCTCTATGGCTAGCATGGCTCAGTCGTTTATTCAAGCACAACAGGCACAAGCCCAAGCTGATTTTAGCGCGTTGATACTAGCAATTCAAGAGGTTGGCAATGCTGCGATGATTACCACTAGCCAATTAGCGTCTATGATGGCTATGGCTGGCGTTGGTACTGCGTCTGACCTTGTTGGTGGTAGAGCCGCTGGTACAACTAGCGATATGGAGGGCTTGCGACAAGCTTATTTCCGTACCTTTGGCAAAAGCGCTGATGCTGATACAGCGGGATTTAATAAATGGGTCACGTCTCAAATACAATCGGCTGGGCAAAGCAATTATCAAAAGAAGATGGAGGAGTACAAGAAGCAACTCGAATCCATCAAGCCGTTTATCCCATCAGGCGGTGGAGGTGGCGGAGGTGGCTCATCCTCAACTAAAAAAGATCAAGAAGAGGTTAAAGCTCAAACCATCAATACTGTTGAAGAACTGCGTGAATATCTAACAGATGAAGAAACCCGTCTCAAGCTAATTGACCCAGATATTAGTAAATCTGATTTACAGTCAACCCTATCAGAAGTAGCTACTATATATCAATCCTATCAAGATTATCTATCTCAACTTAAGCAACAGGGCTTTGATGAAACAAGTGATAAATATAAAGAGGCTGAGGCTGAATTTGCTCAATTTGTTGAAGTATTAAAAACGCTGTTCACACAACTTGTATCTGGTGGCAAATACAGCGTAGATGAGCTTGTTGGGTATATTGAAAAGAATTGCGGCAATCTATCAACCACCATTAGCGAAATGCTTGGTGGTTTGAAAACAGAAGTTCAATCAACAATGGCATCCATATCTGCTTCTACACATCAAGCATTTGCTTCTGGAGATGCTAATAGTATTATTGGCTCGATTGAAAACGCTTGGGATATGATTAGGTCTATGGGAAGCTCTATAGATGAGTCTTATAGCTCTGTCTTAGACGAAATTTTAGGGAAAGCTGGACAAGAATCAGAGGTTGCCCAAGAAGTAGCAGATAAATACGAATGGCAAAACAAGCTACTTGAGGATAAAATCGAGCTCGAAGAAAAGCTAGAAGCACTAGAAAAAGCCAAACAACGGCGTATGCTAGTATATAGCGAAGGGCGCTTCCAATATATGCAAGATGTTGACCAAATATCTTCTGCACAAGCTGATTATCAAGAAACATATAGAGGCATAGAGCAAAGCCAGATTCAAGATATTCTTGGTATGATTGGTGAAGAAAGCTCTAGTTTTTTCACTGAGTATTTTACAGAAGCAAAAGAAAAAGGATATGGCGACATTCCAGACGCTTCAATTCAAAATTATCCAAATGCTCTAAAGAACCACTTAATGAAATTTGTTCAATCTAAAGCTACTGGTAGCGTTTTAGAGAACATGAGCGATGAGCAGGTTGAGAAAGTATTTGGAGCTGCAATGAAACCCGGTGACGCATATGCTCAAATGGTAGCAGCTCTAGCAGCTAAAAATGAAGCGGCAGAAGAGGCGGCTGAACGAAAAGCAGAGTTAAAAAAGCAGATTCAGGAAGAAAACGTAAAATATTATGGCGTTCAAACTGACTTTGGCGAAAAGATAAAGAATGCACAAACCCAAGAAGAAGTTGCATATTGGACTAAGCTCAGAGATACCAAACAACAGATGATTAAGGAATATAGAGAGGCATATGGAGATGAGGCCGCCTCTAAATATTTCGGAACAGACGTTAGCAAGCAAGATACATGGGCATCCAACCGTGACTTATATAAAGAGACATATGAGTCTGGTAGTGAGGCTTGGAGAACTAAAGTATCTGAGTTTGAGAGACAGCATTATTTTGATAAAAAAGATCAGTACACTGAAAGCAATCCAGATTTAACGGCGGCTCAGTACAACGCGGCGACCGCTGTTGATATGGAAGGATTGGGTGAGCAGAGATTATATGATAAGATATTCCGAGGCTCTATCACCAAGTCTGAGATTCAAGAGCTGTATGATAAATCAAAATCTGATATTTCTAAGGGATACTTGTTGAATCTAGCATCTGAGATGCACAAAGCTGGTTATCAGGGATATGCTCGTGGTACACGAAATGCAGATGGTGGCATATCAGTAGTAGGTGAAAATGGCCCAGAGTTAAGAGTGCTAAATCATGGTGATGGTATCTTGCCAAGTGGCATAACGGATAATCTATGGAAATGGGGTTCTATGACACCTGCTGGCATGCTGGCTTCTTTGGCTCAGAAAACACAGAGTTGGGCACAAACGCTTAATATTAACAATGTCACACTACCTAATGTGCGAGATGCTCAATCGTTCGTAACAGGGCTTAGAGAATTGGCACAGAAATATGTGACAAGACGTAGTTAACATAACATCATGGTAGCTGTATAGAAATATATGGCTACCATGATTACAATAAAGAGGTGATTTAGTGTTACCTAGTGAAGAATTATTACAATCAATAGATATTTTGGCTCAAAATGCAGTCAAAGATTCAGTTAAGATATATACGGCTATAGTAACCGCCGTAGGTAGCAATGGTACATGTTCAATTAAAGTCAATGGTAAGACGCATAGTAACATAGTATATTATGGTGAAACGCCAAGTATAAACAAGAGTTATAGAGTGTTCTGTCCAAATGGCTCATTAAATCAGGCGTTTATTATCACAGGATTCAATTTGCCGCCATATACAAAAGCAGATGCCGGGAAGGTGTTATCAATAGATTCAGAAGGTAATTTGATTTGGAAAACAATATAGAAAGGAGGATGAGATATGGCTCTAACTAAACCAAGTTTATTTCCAATGGCGGCATTTGATGCAACTAAGCCGCAACAGTTCAAGTTCTACTCACAAGGCGGTTCTCAGGTCACAGGCAACATATTAACAATAAAAAATAATGCAACATTGGCTCAGGTATATAAACAGACGATTACATCATTTGCTTATATTCATACACTACCAGCTAATACATTAGTCAATGGCACACGATATCAGGCGACGATTCAGACGATTGATGCACAGGGCAATATATCTGTTGAATCTGACCCTATTTTATTCTATTGCTATACTCAACCTACTTTAACTTTTACCAATATGCCGCCTAGCAATAATATTCCCAATGCGTCATTTGAATTTGAGGTGCAGTATAATCAGGCTGAATCTGAGCAGTTGGCACAATATCAATTCAATCTATATGATGCTCAGGGTGATTTGGTAGCAACTAGCGGAACTAAATATATACAGAGCCAGCCAGTACCAACGGCTCTAGCATATACATTTTCTGGCTTTGAGGATGGGCTTACTTACCAGATTGAGGTTGTTGGACAGACCGTAGAAGGAACAGTTGTAGAATCAGGCAAGACTAGCATATACATTGTTTATTATGTGCCGCGCGTCTACACAACTATGTATCTAACCAATAATTGTCATGATGGCTATGTAACGATTGAAAATAATATGGCTGGTATTCCGGGTGATTCTAATCCATATCCTCCCGCATATATTGATGGCAAAGAGGTTGACCTTAGAGCTGACGGCTCGTGGGTAGAATGGAAAGATGGCTATGAGATAGCTGGTGATTACACTATGGGTATATGGGGGCGCGACTTCAATCCCAACTCAACTATCCTCACGTTTACTAATGATGATGGCGCAACCGTCAAATTAACATATCGTGAAGAGGGAGAATATGTATGGGTTGAACTCGTAGCTATTCATCCTAAATGGAGGCATTATTATAATATCTTCTCCAATAAGATAGCAAAACCAGTTGATACAGAATATCTATTTATGTGGAATCGGCGCATCAACAATGTATACGACTTAAAAATTGAGAATAGAGGTGAGACGGTATGATTGCTGTATTAGGCTATAATTTTTGTTCTGATAAAAATGCTATTGACCCTATGCCAACCAACGTCTCACATATCACTAAGACGCGAATTGAGAACGGCATATATGACCATTTTAATGTGAGTAACAATGTTGCAAAGCCATATAATCCAACCATTCCCACTGATTTTGATTGGGAGACGGTCATGGATTGTAACTTTGAGAACAATATTTCTGCTGGTAATGTTGACCAAATTGCTAAGGATATTACAGGTTATAGACTAAAGCGGCGTAAAGTTGGCGAATTTGAATGGACTACAATAAAAGAGGCGCAGATTAACGACCTGTCTGAATTGGCGTTTACATTCACTGATAACTTGGCGCTTAATTTCACTGAGTATCAATATGCTTATGTGCCTATGATGAGCGGTGTTGAGGGCGATTATATTGTAGAGCAGATTGTTACTAATTTCAAGGGTGTATTTATTTGTGATCTAGATACAGTATATAAGCTATATAGCGGTGTTGCATATGGAAATAATGACCAAGTGCGGCAAGTAGGCGTATTCACACCATATGGGCGGCAATACCCTGTTGTTATTAGCAATGGCTTACAGAATTATCAGACCGGCTCGATTCAAGGTAAGGTGCTTCCAGCCGACTTTGAGCAAACAGGTAATATTGATAGACAGGAAATCACAGCTAGAAAGAATACTCTATTAAAGTTCCTAACCAATGGTAAGCCCAAGGTAATCAAAGACTGGAATGGTGAGGCTTGGTGTTTAATCATCACAGGTAATCCCTCAGTATCTTATGATAGCAATTATGGTATGGGTATGTGTGATATTAGTGCAAGTTGGACGGAGACAGGTAGGCCGGATAACAAGTCAGACCTGTTTATGAATGGGCTTATCCCAACGGAGGCATAATATATGGCTCTAAACATTACACAGGATGATTATAATATCCTTAGACAATCATACATTAAGCAATATATTAAGTTAGACCTGTTGGATTTCAACATGAATGTTGTGGATGAATTAAGTGGCAATTTGATTGGATTATCAGTTACAGTTGATGCCAACGCTGATTTGCGGCGTTCATGCGAATGTAGCTTGGTCGTTACAAATAGCTCATTTGAGATTAAGCCCGGTGGTAAGATTTTTCTTGACAAATATATTAGACCATGGATAGGCTATCTTAATATTCGTACTGGTAATATACAATGGTATAATCAGGGCATATATCTAATCAATGCACCTAGTTATCAATATGATGCGGCGACATATACCCTATCTTTCTCAGGACTTGACTTGATGTCCAAATTGACAGGATTGAGAAATGGTGAGTTGCCGGGTGTTCCAACTAAAATACCTATTGGCTCAGATGTGCGTGGGGCTATAATCGCCGCATTGGAATTAGGCGGGTTTAATAAGTACATTGTTAGTGAATGTAAGAATGTAGATGACACCATACAAGAAGTACCATATGATATCGAGATAGCTCAAGGCGGCACAGTATATGACATTCTCAAAGAGCTGTGCGCTATATTACCACAGTATCAGATGTATTTTGATACAGATGGCGTATTTCACTATGAAACAATTCCAACAGGCGCGAACGACCCTGTATTGATTGATGATGATGTGTGGCAGAATATTCTTATTCAAGAATCAGTAAGCACAGATTTTGAGAATGTTAAGAATTATATAGAGGTATATGGGCGTAGTCATGATATTGACCATTTCAGTGATAAGACAACTGTATCAGGCTCAACCGTGACATTGCACATCCCGTCATTAACACCAACCGAAACAGGCGGCTCACCATTACAAGAATGGACAGAAATTGGCTTCGTGTCGCCTAGTGATGTAACAGGTGATATTCAGCTTACAATTACAGCTGGCGCAAGTGAAGCAGAACCTACTACATTAGGCACATATAGATTTGTCAATAAAGATGGCTCATCTGTAAACAAGCTTGAAAAGGACAAATATTATGTTGGGCAACTTCAAGCTGATAATACCTTCCTAGACCTAGGTCAAGATCAGGCATATGGTATGGCATACGATAATAACCCAAATAGTCCATTCTATGTGGGCAACCCTATTGGCTCTAGCTCAGTTGGTATTATCAGGCATGTATGCTATAGCGGCGAATATGATAATATCACATCTAATGATCTAGCCAAGCAAAGAGCAGACCTTGAGTTATATTGGAGCTGTCGGCTTAACGATAGCATCTCATTAGCTACTATACCAATTCCATGGCTTGATGTCAATATCATTATGAGCCATGCTATGAAATTGCAAGGCGACCCAAAGAAATATATGATACAGTCATATAATGCGCAATATGGTGATACAAATAGTATGACTATATCAGCGTCAAGCTGGTATCCATATTATTTAGTAGATGGCACGCAAGAGCCGGTTGAGCTAGAATATATTATGTCTACTGGTACACAGTTTGTCAGCACGGGCTTTATTCCAAATAATAATACGCGCGTTCAGATGACATTAGCAATGCTTAGTGATGTTAGCGGATATTTATTTGGCTCACATTATACCAACGAAAAAGAAAAGCAGGAAGACCCAGATACATATACTTATTATTCATTACAATATAATAATGGTGTATTTACAATGGGATATGACCAAGAAAATTCTAAGACGTTGACTATAGAGCCGACTCTCAATCGCATTACGGTCGATATGAATAAAAACCAGCTTACTGTCAATGGACAATCTATTCAGTATGATGCAAAAGAATTCAAGATGAAAAATAATATGGCGCTATTGACTTATACAAAAGATGGATTCTTTCAGACTCCCGGTTTGTCATCATTTTTATATTCATGCAAGATATGGGACAATGGTGTATTGATTAGGGATTATATTCCATATCAAAACAAATTGGGCGATGTCGGATTATGGGATAAAGTGCATAGCGTATTTTATAGCAATTTTGGCACTGGTAAATTTATTGCTGGGCCAATTGTTAATAAAGAATGAGGTGATTAAATGGCAACTAAATTCCCCGGCCAAGTTGATACATTTCCAACTATGCTAGATATTACAGCTGATGATGCTGAGTTGGTTAAGCAGTATCAAGATGCTATGGAGGCTGGTAGCTATGATGTGGCGCAACAGGTATTATCTCAGATACAGAATGGACAGCAGAAGATTATTTCAGCTGGGCTTATGAACGATGTACTAGATGGCTTGACAGCTACAGAGCAATATTTTGGCGATAGATATAGCCCCGGTTATATTGTATCTGAGACAAAGCCAACATATCAGCAAGCCACAGATTTTTGGTTTCATGTGACAGGAGCGGCTAATATATGAGTCAAACATGGGTAATTAAAGATACTGCACCCGTTGACCCTAATGAATACTTTTCTGCGGTTATCATTAACTTTACTTCGAACAATGAGAGTTTTACATCATTAGGGGTCGTTGATGGAGGCTTTACGTGTGAGCTACAGTATAATGGTGTAACATATGCTGGAGTCAATCTAGGTGACCCGCAGTCAAGTGGAGTATTCGAATGGGATAATGATGCTTACAAAACCATCATCTTTGACACTGTCCCAACCGGTACTTTATTAGAATGGTTGCAAAAGAATGCAGATTTGATTAAAGATGAAGAAACTCATAGATATCAAGATATACATCTGTCTGATGTCGATTTAAATACACAGTTCAAGCAGTACATGTCAGCTGGTCAATATGAGGCGGCTCTAGCTATTCTACAGAACGACCAGTTGACAGATAAGACAGTAGTGGCGGCTTTGTTTAACTATGTGGCTAGGCGGCTTGTTGAAGTACAATCAACATCCGACCCCACATTTAAGCAGGATGTAATTAAAGTGTCAAAAACACCTCCTGTTGGCATGGCAACTGGGCAAGTATACTTCAAATTAAAGGAGTGAACAAATTGGCTGAAAAGAAAAATTTTATCATAGAGAATTATAATGGCACAGATTATGATACACTATATCCAGAAACGAATAGTGGACAGGTACTATTAGATACTGTAGCACAAGCTAGTACCAATCTTTCATCTGGTTCAACGTTAGATGATGCACTGAATGGTATTACTAAAGATGGCGGCGGCTTTCAAGTTGGCGATACGCTAACAACAGCTAGAAAAAACTTAGGTGACAAATGGCTATTGTGTAATGGTTCACATGCTTTAACAGAAAATTATCCAGAGCTTGGAGAATTGTTTGATTCGAAGGAATTTGATTGGATAGCAATGGGCGACTCCGGTAAGACAATATTGAATTTTGTAACGAATGCAGATTCGACAAATGAGAAATTTTTAATTTCAACAGATGACGGTGTATATTTTGGTGACAATTTAGTTAATAGCGCTTCTTGGACTAAATTATTCACCTATACAAATGCTGATGTATATTATCTAAATAACACATGGATAGTAATTAGTGACACTAATTGGAAATATTATTCCGGCAATGAAGTTGCGGCAAATAATTTTGCTAATATTTTCGTTCCTAGCTCACCAAGGTACACTTTCGATGACATTGCTTATAGTGGAGGCAAATATTATATTTTGTCTAAGTATACAAAAAGCAATAATACAGAAAAAGATGTTTTAATTTATACAGATTTAGCGGTCGTTCCATCAACTGTAGATACTGATTATAACAGCTCTTATCGTAACTGGTCGGCACTGTATCCTGTACCAAATGGGGTAGCGACAACAGGACATATTTATTCATCGACATCACAACAAAACATCCCCATCCTTTTGATAACGTCTGACGGAACAACAGAGTTGTTTACATCTGATACTCCGTATTATGACCAGATACCAAAACTATCTATGTTTAGACATGCGCTTTGTTATTTTAACAACAAATATTACATTTATAAATGCACTGATATTTCAACTAGTGGCACAACCACCACATATCACAAATCCTTATATAGCAGCGATACTATTAACGGTACGTACACTGTTGTCCAAAATACCAATTCTACTAGTTATATGAATCATCCATTTGTATTTTCTGATAACTTCTTAATTTCGTATTATGGATGTTATATTGACAAAGAAAATGTTGCACATCCATGGAGTTCAAACCTGTTGGCTCCAACAGATATCGAAGTTGGTGCAGATAAATATTATGCTACAATTGGTAGTATTGTGTATAGTTGTCCGAAATCACAACATTTTGTATTACCTAGTGTATCTGTTGCAGATGGGTTGTATACCTACATTAAGGCAAAATCAAAAAGTAATTAAACAATGGAGGAAAGAATATGGTTATAACTCCACAATTACCGGCAAGAGCTGGTTATGTAGAAATTGAAACAAGCGATGGAAAGCATGTGTATGTGCCAACTCAGGAAACGATTGATAAACAGGCACAGCAGACTCTAATTGATGAGCTACAAACAAAATTAGATGAAGCCAATAAGGTTATTGATACTATGATTGGTTTGTCTACAAAAGAGGAGGTGGCTGAATAATGGAAAGAATTGCATATGCAGAGCAATTTAGAAAAGCAGTGCAGTATTTCGCTACAACTCTACCAGAAGAAAAGGCGCTAGTTGTATCTAGCATCTTTGATGAATGGGCTGTTAATGTAAAATATGTAACTAGTGAATGGGTGGCGTATGGCGTTAATGCTGTAGGTGATCCACAGCTATATCAGGTACTACAAGATCATACATCTGCGGCTGAATGGACACCAGATACAGCCACTAGCCTGTATAAAAAGGTTGGCATTGACCCAAGTGGTTATCCTCTATGGGTTCAGCCATTAGGTGCAACAGATGCCTATAATATTGGTGATATTGTAAGCTATAATGGTAAGCTATATAAATCCATTATCAACGCCAATGTATGGGCTCCAGATGTATATCCTGCCGGATGGGAAGAATATACAGAATCAACTGGTGGTGGTGATTCAGGTGGAACTGGTGGAGGCGGCACAACTGAACCAGAAACGCCACCTGCTGAAACAATCCCTGATTTTGTCCAGCCAACAGGCGCACACGATGCCTATAAGAAGGGCGATAAGGTCAAATTTGAAGGCAAGGTATATGAAAGCTTGATTGATGCCAATGTATATAGTCCATCTGCATATCCTGCTGGATGGAAAGAAATTACTGAATAATAGGAATATAGGAGGAATATAAAATGGATTATACTCAGATTATCATTAGCGTTATTAGTCTTATCGTGGCTATTCTTACTGGTGTCCTTGTACCATATCTCAAGCAGAAATATGGTGAAGCCAAGATTGCCCAGACACAGCAGTATGTAGATATTGCAGTCAGAGCAGCAGAACAACTGTTCAAGACAGAACAAGCACAAGAGAAAAAGGCATATGTTGTCAACTACCTGTCTGAGCACGGCATTAAGTTCGATTCGGCTACCATTGAGAACATGATTGAATCCAGTGTCCTACTGCTCCATAACGAGCTATATGGCACTAAGCAAGAGGAGAATAAATAATGGCTGTTTATATCGGTCAAGCCAGTATTGATGAACATGGTGGCATCCATGGAGGTCAAGCTGGTAATCAATCTGGTCGTGAGTTAAATCGGTCTAATTGGTATAATGGCGGTTGGACATTGCTGATTCGAGCCAAAGACCCAAAGACGGCTGAAAAGATGGCTAAAGCATGTGAAGCTGGCGTAGCGAATAAAAATATTGGCTATGACCAATGGCAAAGAAACACGCTTAGAGCCGAAGCTAAGAAAGTCGCATGGAATCTAACCGCAATCAAGACTCCATGCGAAACAGACTGTAGCGCATTTATGGCGGTTTGCGCTGAAGCAGCCGGTGTCAATATGGATGTGGCATATACTCAGGGTAACGCCCCTGCTACATTCCAAATGAAACAGCAGTGGGCTAAAACAGGCAAATTTGAGATGATTACAGATAAGAAATATCTAACATCTAGTGATTATCTAAAGCGTGGCGATGTGTTAGTCAATGAATCTAGACATACTGTAATGGTGCTTAATGATGGGTCTAAAGCTGAGAAGATTGATGAGAAGCATGAGGCAAATAAAGCCAAGGTAAAGAGCCGCTTTGGATTTACTGATGCTACAGTAGATTGGCTAGATACATATAAATACAATAAAGACCTGATGGATAAATTAGCTAATAAGGGATGATAGCCCATGTTTAAACTTAGAAATAAGCGAAGATGGACTAAATCTGAGATGAGCCGGACGATAGTAATATACTGTCTCCGGCTCTTAACTATAGCGTTTATATGGGCAGCTTGCTTAAAGACATATGCGGTACTCAGATGGGGCGAGACAATAGGATGTGACCTTAGCGATGTGCTGATATATGCAGGAGGCGCATTTGGCGCAGAATTAGCTTGTTTGGCATTTAAGCGCGTCTTTGCTAAGAAAAATGAAGAGGTAGAAATATGAAAATTTTAGCTAAAGATGGTAAGCCACTGGCGACTGGAGGCAAGGTGATTATACCACCTTCAGCTGGAGGCGCTGTCAACGTGTCATACAATACGGTTGAGCCAAACAGATACAGTGTTGATCTCGATAACCAGAAAGCTCAACTAGACCTTACAGGATTGGTTACTGGGAGTCACTATATCTGCAATATGTGGTTTAGCGGAGAAGCCCTAGATTCGGATAATGTGGCTAGTTCAGGGGACACTATCGACTATAACATTACTATGTTTAATACTGGAAACGAGCAGTATGATTATGTATTCTACGCGTGTGGGGATTTTGGCGTTAGCGCTCCTATTCAATACAACCGTACTCTGGTACTCAATTTAGACGCGTTACTAGAGTTTACACATAATTTAAATGAATACCATGGAATGGCTTACACTATTACAGAGATGATACTATCTATAATTGTAAATTGGGGTTAGTCTGATTACAGATAATATCTGTTCAGAATAAACAAATAAAACAAGGAAAGGAGTTGGTAGAGGTGAATATAACATTAACTGGCAAGAAAATATCTCTAGATGAGCGCATTTTAGCGTTTAAGAAAGATAATTTGACTGCTCAGATGACATTCACTGTGGACACTGACGATTCTTGGGCATATAAGCTAGATGTGCGGCTACCGGTAAAATGTTGTACTGGTGAAGAATTGTTCAACATCATTGATTTACCAATGGATGCAAGCCGCACTTGTACAATTGATGTTACGGCGGCTATGGTTCCTTTCACTGGTAAATATACTATGCAGTTGCGTGGTATTAGCGGCGAACAGGTATATCATAGTGACACATTTGAAATATGGGTTAAGTACAGCATCGACCCCGGAGCAGTATATGACCCAGTTCCTAGCGAATTTTATCAGATTGAAGATAATATTACAGAGATAAACAATAATCCTCCTAAACCCGGCGAGAATGGATATTGGCTAATTTGGGATGTTACAACACATCAATATAAAGAGAGTGCTATTCCGCTACCAGATGGAACACTACCAGGAATAAATGTAGATACATCTGGGAAATATCTAAGCAACGATGGTAAAAAGGCATATTGGGCAGAAGTCCAAACTGGTACTGAAAGCAAGATTGATAAGATTGAAGTCAATGGGGTCGAACAGCCTATTGTTGATAAGACAGTCAATATTTCCGTGCCAACTAAGACGAGCGACTTATCTAATGATTCAGGATACATTACTAATGAAGCATTAGACGATTATGCAACAAAGGCAGAATTACCCACCAAAGTAAGCCAACTAGAAAATGATAGTAAATTTATCAATAAATCAGCCCTAGACGGCTACGCTAAGACGGCTGATATTCCTACTAAAACGAGCCAGCTCAATAATGACAGTGGATATATCACAGCTAATGATGTACCTGTTAAATCAGTAGATGGTGCAACAGGCGATGTTGTGACCAATGCCGTCAAGACAACGGCACAGACGCTAACAGATGCTCAGAAACAACAGGCTCGAACCAACATTGGAGCTGGCACTAGTTCATTTGATGGGGATTATAACAGTTTAACTAATAAGCCAACAATTCCCACAAAGACAAGTGAACTAGATAATGACAGCGGCTTTATCACAGAGGCTAATATCCCTGTCAAGTCGGTAAATGGCAAGACGGGAGATGTGACGCTTGATGCTAAAGCGGTAGGTGCGTTGCCTGATAGCACGGTCATTCCAAGCAAGACATCTGAGCTAGATAATGATAGTGGATATATTACAAATGCCGCGCTTGATGGATATGCTAAAACAACGGATATCCCGACTAAAGTAGGTCAATTAGATAATGACGCTGGATATGTCAATGCTGAGCAAGCTAAGAATGCCGCGCCCGTTCAATCTGTAAATGGGCAGACCGGTGTTGTTGTGATTGATATCCCAGAGGCATATGAATTGCCTATTGCATCTAGTACACAGCTTGGCGGCGTTAAGCCTGATGATAAAACAGCCGAGCAAACTGTGCCTGTTGGAGTGGACAAAGCTGGTAAGTTATGGGTAAAGGCTGCAACTGAGATTGATACCATCCTAGCTGAAAAGGTCATGTTTGATAGCAATATGGTGTTTACCGAACAATTTGGTAAATATAAGCCAAGTGGTGGTAAAGTCACTATTCCATCTGAAGGCAAGAGCTTAAAGGGCCTATTGCTTGATGCTTATAGTGAAGATAAAAATCCTGTCATTGCTCAGCCAAGCGTGGGTATTTCTAGCTCGACCGCTAGAGCGTATGAGGTTGGCACAGTTGTTACACCAGCTTATAGCGGTTCATTCAATGTCGGTAAATATGAATATGGCCCAACTCCAACAGGTGTATCAGTTACAGAATGGCAAGCGACAAACAATGTGACCACTGAGACAAAGGCGACTCAAACCGGCTCATTTGCTCAGTATATTGTGCCAGATGGCTCAAATTATAGAATCACCATCAAGGCGACATATAGTGATGGCGCAAATCCTGTTACGGCACTAGGCGCACAATATGAAGCTGGTAAAATCAATGGCGGCAGTAAGACGGCTCAAAGCGGAGCTATCACAGGATATCGTAACAGCTTCTATGGTACACTAGCTGATAAATCAGTAGATGTGGACAATACTGTTGTTAGGGCGTTACAACAGAAAAGCGGCAGGTCTCTAGTAAACGGCAATACATTCACCGTTAATATTCCTGTTGGTGCAGAAGCTGTGCTGATTCTATATCCAGCTACATTGCGCGATGTTACATCTATTAAGGATGTAAATGGATTGAATGCTGATATTACATCTGCTTTTACCAAGAGTGAGATGAGTGTCACAGGCGCGAATAATTACACCGCTATTAACTATAAGATGTATCGGCTTGATTATGCCAAGCCAAATGATACGGCTAATAAATATACCGTCACTATTTAAGGAAGGAGGTTGGCGCATTATATGGCTATTGAATCATTACCTAAATTAAATTTTAGCGTTCCGCTTGCTATGACTGCGGCATTGCCTGTTGAATATAACGCATATTTTGATGATTATGACAAGGCATTGGCGGCAGCTGCAACCGCAGAACAGCCCGGTTCTTCAAATACTGTATATTACTATGGACAAAAAATTGTAGTGCTCACAACTGCGTCTGCCGACCTCTATATTATCCAACCAGATAAGACACTAAGATATATTGGTAGTGGCGGAGATGACAAGTCATTTGAGTTTACACAAGCAACAGCGGCTAGTGTATGGAATATTAAGCATGATATGAATAAATATCCGTCTGTATCTATTGTTGATTCAGGCGGAAACGTTATATATGGCGATGTGGAGTATGTAGACCTAAACAATGTTAAGTGTTTATTTACATCGGCATTCTCAGGAAAAGCATATCTAAATTGATGTAATATTAGGAGGAAATATAAATTATGGCAAAGTTTTTAAGCAATATTGATTTAGTAAAGAATGAGCTACAGAATGCAGTAATTCAGATTCTTAGTACCGCACCAACTAGCGCAAAGGAAGGTCAGATTTACTATAACAGTGGCGATAAATATATCTACCGCTATGATGGTACTACATGGGCACCAATTGGCGTAGTATATAATCAGGATTCTAGCACTGGCGCGGTTATTACTGGGCTAGCCAAGGATGGCACGGTTACTACTACCAAGGTTATTAACATCACGCTTGCAGATTATACGCCTGTTGAGGGCGGCTATGTTAGCGCAAATATGAGCCTAGAGGATGCGCTTAAAGCCCTAGATACTGCTGTTAAGAATGCTGTAGCTGGCGGTGGCGAAGTCAACCAGAACGCATGGTCTAATATCAGTGTTAAGAAACAAAGCACGGCTACTACAGCGGTTACAGGAGCTGCGGCTGATACAACAATTTCCGCTACTGCCAAGACGGATACATTCTCTGTAGCCTCTGGTAATAAATGGGTGGATGTCGGTTCAGCTGGTAAACAAATCAATATTGGGCATAGCCTAAGCGGCGTTGTAGCTGGTACTACAGGTGCGGCTAATTCCGTTCCTGCCATCACGGTTGATGCGGCTGGTCATATTACTAAGGTTGAGGCTAAGACAATCACCGCTGCTGGCATTGGTGCTGACCCTGCTGGTTCTGCGGCGGCTGTTCTAGGCGTTGACGGAGACACTAGTGATAAGGCTACGGTATATGGCGTTAAGGCTCTAGCTACTCAAGCATCTGCTGATGCGGCTGCGGCTGAAGCTTTAGCCAATGAGAAGGTGGCATCGGTTGGTGCTACTGCTAATGGCGGCATTGAAATTGGTGGCACCGCAACTGAGCCTACTGTGGGTATCAAGCTAGATGCAACGGCTGGTAATGCGGCTACTTTGTCTGAGAATGGACTTATGGTTACTATCCCAGAAGTAACCGTGCCAGAATATACAATCAAAAAGCTAACTACAGCTACATCAGGCTATCTAGCATCTTATCAGCTTGAAAAGGATGGAGTCAAGGCTGGTGAGGTCATCAATATCCCAAAGGACTATCTAGTAAAGAGCGCCGAAATCAAGACATCTACTGGTACAGCCGACCCATCTAAGCTACCTGAAGGCACTAAATATATTGACTTTGTTATCAATACCCATGACACTGCAACAGGTACTGGCACAGAGAGCCATATCTACCTAGATGTTCAGAGTCTAGTTGATGTATATACTCCCGGTAATGGCATTGAGATTAGTGAAGCTAATGCTATCTCAGCTAAGGTCGTTGCGGCTAATGGTCTATCTGTTGGGGCAACTGGTATTGCTATGGCGCTTGCATCTGGTACGGCAAACGGTGCAATGTCTAGTGCTCAGTTCACTAAGCTGTCTGGTATTGACACTGGCGCTACTGCCAACACCATCACGCTTAATGGTACAGTAACCAAGACTCCTAGCTTCTATGCGCCTACTACGGCTGGTACTAAGGGACAGCAGCTAGTATCTAATGGCACTGGCGCACCTGTATGGCAGGATGCTCCAACCATTCTCAAGAAATATACTGCAACCAATGGCGCTATTACAGCGGCTGGTGGCGCATATACTTGGACTATTACTGCGGCAACTCATGGTGTTTCTAGCCCTATTACTGTACAGGTATATGAAGTGGCAACTGGCGGCATGGTGTTAACAGATGTTAGCGTTGCGACTAATGGCAATGTAACAATTGGAATCAACGACACTGAAAATGCTGGCACTCTAACAGCTGGTACATATCGTGTTGTTATTATCGGATAATATAAGGAATCTAATTAAATATCCCCATGATTTTGATATGTCGTGGGGATATATTTTTAGAAAGGAGGAATTTTATGAGCGAAACATGGGTATGGAATGAGCAACTAAATTTTGATGGTAATTATAGTTTTGATAATATTTCTTTCACATCCAATAATAAATTGTATACAAGCATTAAAATTTATACTGGCGCTTTAATGAAAATGTACTATGACAATAATATGGCATATAATTTAGAAGTTAATATTTGGTACAATGAAGCATATCGTACTATCACATTTTCAACTGCTCCAACAGGCGACCTACTTACACTCCTACAAGCTAATGCTGTAAAACAATCTGCGGGGGGGGTATTGGCTTGAAGAATCTATCCTCGTATAATCAAGATTTATCAGTGCCTCGTAAGAAAGATGTTGACGCAAAGCAAGATAAAATTACCGTCAATGGCATTGTCCAAGGCGATGGAGCTGGTAATTTATCCGCTGTGGAGACGGTAAATGCTGACTTGCTTGATTTAAATCCAGCCGCTGTTGGATTGAGTAATGTTGATAATGTCAAGCAATATTCTGTATCCAATCCACCTCCTTATCCTGTCACTAGTGTTAATGGACAAACAGGAGCAGTAACGATTGATAGTGGTGGCATAGATATTCAACTATCTACCACTCAACCAACTGGGCAATCAGTTGGTGATTATTGGTATCATGTCACAGGAACAGTAAATATATGAGGAAGGTTGTAGATTAGGTTATGAAAGTATTAGTAAAAGACAATAAGATTATTACATTAAACAATTAACCAATCTTGCTTCAATATATAGAAAAAGAGATATCTGAAGAAAGTGACATTAATTTCTGGGATTACGACATCCTCTATGGCTCACATTGGGTCATAGAGGATAAATTTTAATCTAAATAGGATGTGATAATATATGGCAACAATCAGAGCCGCAGATGGTGGCTATCTATTAAATTCGGATCAATTTAATTATACCAAAGATGCACAAGGCAGACCCGTGCTTAATGTGAAAGGTGTAGCTGGTGCGGATGGCGCAACTGGTGATTTCAAGTCAGATGGAACAGTGCCAATGAGTGGCAATCTATACATGAATGGCAATAATATCATGGGTGTTAAGTCCATTAGCAATACAGATAGCGGCATGGCAATTGAATCAGAGGTCAGCTTGAACAACCATAAAATTACTGACCTGCTTAATCCAACAGCAGACCAAGATGCGGCAACCAAGGCATATGTAGATGAGCATAGCCTACTTGGTGATGATGGTAAGATTGATAGCGACCTGAACATGAATGAGCATGGTATTGTTAATGCACATAGAATCAGTACAGATGGCCCAGCGCCATTATATATTGGCTCGACTATTGAGGCAACCGGCACAAATGCGCCTAGGTTAACTGGCTCAAATGATGGCACTGCGGCATTTGTTAAGGCTGATACACAGGCTACTTATGTGCCTGTCAGTGTAGGTGCGCCAACATCAACAAATCACGCCACTACTAAAGAGTATGTAGATGGCAAGACGGGTGCAATCCAAGCTAGTGCATTGCTCAAATCAGGCGGTACTATGGTAGGTAAGCTCAAGCTAACAGCTGAACCAACTGAAGATAATGACGCAGTTGATAAGGCGTATGTTGACGCTATTTTACCAGCATTTACAGCTGATGACAACGATAAGGTGCTAGGTATTGTAAATGGCGCATTAGCATGGGTAGCTAAAGCATAATATAGAGAGGGGAATAAAATATGGCTAATTTTTGTGGCGGCATAAGACTAGATTCAAACACACTCAAGATTATTAACGGGGTGATTTGTGATGCAAATGCAACAACTGTTGATAGAAGTAAAGCAGTATCTACTTGCGGTCAGCTCTGGGATGGTGCATTATTTACCGTGGTTAAAGTTGGCGGCGCTGGTTATATCACTCTACATGGTTCAGAAGGCGAAGAAATTGGTGCGCCTATTATGGGTCGTGGTAATTGCGGCGTTGGTCTTGATGGACGTTTTTTCAAGGTAGTAAATGGTGCTGTTACACTACAAGATGGATTCTTACTTACTATCAACGTAACGCCTGATACTGCAAGCATTAAAGTAGTAGATGCTGATTCTGTTGAAGTTACACCGGTTGCTGGGAAAACCAATGTGTTCTTACTTAGTGATATTGGTGACAAATATGGTGTTAATGTTGAAAAGGAAGGTTATACAGGTAAACACTTGACCATTACCAATGATAAAGATCAAACGCTCGATATTCAGCTTGAGGAAACACCTCAGACATAAAAATTCTATAAAAGGTATATTATTGTAATGAAAGCATCTGCTGGCGGCTAATATATAATTATGGGGAACATTGGATAGATTATTATGTCTACCATGTTCCCCATTTTTTTACTATGTTAATTTATCTTCACAAGCAATGGCATCAGCTAATCCACGTCTATATCCATCCTCATAACCAGCATCATATCGCTCTTGAGCCGCTTCTTCACGTCCGTCTTCAAGTCCATTCAAATATGCCTCATCACAACTGACAATCTCAATGTCCAGATTCTCATATTTAGCCATCTCAGCATTGTGTCTATTACATAGGTCTTCAATCACAGACTGAATAATAGTATCCTGTTTGCGGCATAGATAAACGCTATCGCCATCGACTAATAGCTCATAGTATTTTCCTATTGGTCTAAACTTCCACATCAAATTCGCCTCCTTCCATATCCTTTATAGCGTCATTATAGCCAATATCATATCCATCATCATAGTTCTCTAATGCCATATATAGCATATTGGCAAATAGCTCACATGATGATTTAGCTGAACCGGACATGATAGCTATTGGCTCATCTGGCTCTTCTGGATAATATAGCTCTACACGGTATCTACTACCATTGATACATAGTCGAGGTAGAATCATACACCAGTAGAGCCAAATCCACCATCCCCGCGTTCTGTTTCATCTAGCTTATCTACTAGCTCAAATTCAGCCTGTTCATATGGTCTAAATTCAAGCTGAGCAATACGGTCGCCATTGTTGATAAATTGATATTCGTCTGTATCATTGTGTAGAGCTACAATATATTCAGAACGGTAGTCCTCGTCGCATACACCTACGCAGTTGCTAGGACGCAAGCCGCTCTTAGTAGCAAGCCCAGATCGCGCATAGATGAATCCAGCATATCCTTCAGGCGGCTGAAATGCCCATCCTGTAGGAATCTTGACAGTCTCATGAGGAGCAATGTGAACTCTATCAAAACAGTCGCCATCATATCCCATATGCTTGAAATCGACATTTGCAGGATTCAGGTCAATGCACTTGTCTACTCTTAGATCACAATATAAGTCACAGCATGCCGCTTTTTCACTACCATAAGTAGGTAGCTTGGCGCTATCTGATAGTTGCTTTGCTTTAATCTTCAATCAATTAAGTCCTCCTCATACATCGTATCAATACCGTATTCAAGAGCGCAATCATGTTCAATTTGACATCCTCTAGCTGTCTGCCAACCATCACAGAAGAATACAATATCAGCTTCACTCATTAGCTTAATTGACTTACCTAGATACCATAGGGGTTTAGTGTCATGCGGCGTGTCCTTAAAGAATGAATAAATAACATCAATATACTCGTTTTCTCTAGCAAACTGTGTTGCTAGCCTGTCAATGATATTATTGCGTTCATTCTCAATTTCTTCAGTTGTCTTGCCGTTCATTGGCTGAGAAATAAAAATTTTAGGCATTTGGTTCATATCCTCTCTGTGTTAGTTCTAGGAAGCGTGGTAGTGTCTCGCAAAAATCACAGAACACTTGCCAGTCAATAAGGGGGTGAGGCCGTCTTTGCTGATAGATTGTTTTAAGCTGTCTATAATTGGTTGTCATTGCAGCTGTAAGCTCAAATCCACTAGGGATGTTATATAGCATCTCAAGACGCGCTTCTTTTAGTGTATCGTCTGATACGGTAATTCCTTCTTTTCGCACATTGAGTAGACGGTTGTATTCAGCAATCTTTTCATTCAGCACATCAATAGCTCTTGGGTCAACATAGCGATTGCATTGCTGTCTTGGGTTCATATTTTGTAGTTTGTGCATTGTAGAGCAAGATGAGACGAAATCCATGAAGTGATATCTTTGTAATTCTACCCATGCTTTCTGGCTGAATGTAAGGTCAAATTGTACAATAATACCATTTAGAGCATTATCATGTCCCTCACCTGTTGGGCAATTCAAGCAAGCCAAAATACCCTTAGTAAGCTCGGCGGTCAAGCCGTCAAGCTTGACCGCCTTTGGATACTTAGCCGCTTTAATGGAATCATCTAGCGCATACACGCGCACATTAGATACATTAGGCAATTAGTATTCCTCCTCATCGCATTCAGCCAGAACATCCTCTGTGATATCATGGCATTCTACATCCACTAGGTATAGATTGTCCTCATCGTAGTAATTAGGGGAATATGTTACCATATCGACCTCTACACAAGTGTTATCATCAACCCATACGCGCTCACCAATACGGGGGATAATCATACGCGCAGCATGGGTATATGACCATACACGTCCTTCACAGTCCTCATTGCCATCAATAAAATATCTTAGTAAAAATTCCATTTATTCAATCCTCCCAATTATATGGCTTGCAGAAATAATTGATTTCATTTGGCGCAATATATTTCTGTAGCACTACATACATTTCTTGTTCATCATCATCAGCATTGATCGGTAGATATACTAAATCGCCCTTGTTTGGTTCACCCATCAAGTCTAGTTCATCACATGAACAAATCCAGTCATTATTACCTAGTCTACCTAGATAGAAATTGATAAGATTTTCTGTCATTTTAATTTACTCCTTTATTTATCCTTCACATTTTGACCAAGCACAACTAGAGCATTGGATACAACCACCAATGTGTAGCAGTGGTTCGCCACATTCAGGACACACATCTGTTGGTGCGTTGTAAACATTACCACTATCCTTTGCCAGTTGAGCAAATTTATCAGCAACTTTATTGATGGACTCTGTTGCTTTATTAAAATTCTCAGCGAGTGTTTTAGATGCTTTATTTATCTTTCTTAATGTAATAGGAATATCTTCCTCTTTATCATCTAGCTCTGCTTGCATCTCATTATACATCTCCACTAGAGCATTGCCAATAGCCATAGGACAACATGAGCCTTTACTAGTATCATGGTGAGTTGCTCTGCGAGTAGCATAAGATGGGCATACACCAGTTGAGTCAAGCTGGTCTTTAATGGTCATAATATCTACACCAGCACGGCATAGTAGGCTGACCATGCGGCTTAAACCTGTCATGAAATTGGCACATCCACCTGTCGAGCCTTTGTTGAAATACACTTCTTGTAGATTGCCGTCAATAGGATCGAAGAATGCTAAAACATGAAGCGAACCGCACCCTGTCTGAATTTTGCGCTTTTTGCCAATCAGGTCATTGCTTGGTTCGATGATTGAGCCGCGAGGGAGGGTGGGAGATGTTGATTCAGGCTTGGATTCAACATCTTTCTTATCCTCGGTAAGCAAAATACCCTGACGGATTGCATTTGGTCTAAAGATTGTACAACCCTTGATACCCTTCTTCCAACACTGAATGTAAATATCCTTGACTTCGTCAAATGATGCTTCAGTAGGTACGTTGATTGTCTTGCTGACGCTCATGTCGGTATATTTGCTAATGATAGCAAGCATAGCTACATGGTCATCAACAGACATATTAAGCGCAGTTGGGAAAATATCATGCTCGTCAAAATCAAGCTGGTTGCCCTCATTCTTTAGCTTGTGATAGAGATAATAAGCATAATCCATCATCTTGACGATTTTTACGTCCTTATCATCCTGACCGCCAATTTTTATCTTGCGGTCATAGCTCAATGAGAAAATTGGCTCGATACCACTTGAGCAGTTATTGCCAAACACCATAGAGATTGTGCCGCATGGTGCAACCGCCTGAATCTTGGCATTACGAATACCATATTTGGCAATATCCTTAGCCAATGTAGATTCTAGTGTGTCCATTACATAATTGCCGCGCATATGATTGTCTGGCTCACATAGAGGGAAACAACCCTTTTCTTTAGCAAGCTGAACGGACGCATAATATTCAGCGTTGGTAATCATTTGCATTAGAGATTCAACATAATCTCTTGCTTCTTGACTATCATACTTCATGCCAAGCATAGCCAGCATATCCGCTAGACCAGTAATGCCAATACCAATAGTGCGCATACCCTTCTGGTAATTTTCGTAAATTTTATCAGGGAATTTATTGACGTCAATAATATCATCTAGCATACGGACAGCAATAGAGATTGTATTTCTTAGTGCTTCAGTATCAAGATGGGCTTGCTTAGTAAATGGGTTCTTTACAAAATTGTGTAGAAATAATGAGCCAAGGTTACAAGCGCCGCCATATTGTGATGGGTCTGTTGCATTGATTGTTCCTGCTAGATATTCAGCACATGGATTGCTACAAACAATTCTTTCTACATACCATGCAGGATTGCGGTTGTTGGCATTATCCTCATAGAATACGCCCGGTTCACCATTATCATACGCCATCTGCATGATTTCATTCCAAATATCACGTGCTGGCACTAGCTTGGTAAATTGCTTATCCCACTTATCTGATGGTAGTTTATTACCCTTCTCATCATAAATAGGCCAATGTAGTTGAACTTGACCGTTACTGCCGACAAGGTGCATAAAAGCATCATCTACTACAACAGATAGGTTGAAATGATTAAGCCGTCCTTCCGTTGCTGATTTAGCATGGATAAATTCAAGAATATCAGGATGATACACACTGAGCATACCCATGTTTGCACCGCGTCTTGAACCTTGCTGCACAGTAGCCGTCTGAGCATTAAATACATCCATGAAGCTAACTGGGCCAGATGCAATAGCATCGTTACGGGTTCTATATCCATTAGGCGCTAGATTGCTAAAAGCATAACCAATGCCGCCTCCTGCCTTATGTGTCATAGCACCTAGCTTAACCGCATTAAAAATCTGCTCCATACTGTTTCCAATAATAGGTGCTACAAAACAGTTATTAAGAGTCAGCTTTTCACCAATACCAGCATTGCTCATTGTTCTACCAGCAGGGAAGAAATAGCCTTCTTTCATAATACTGAAGAATCTATCTGCCCATTTAGGCGCTTTCCAATCACCTTCTGCGGATGCTACAAAATCAGCTACACGCCATAGCTGGTTATCATATGACTCACCATTCTTTTGGTATCTATCTTTCCAAATAGATTCATATACCTCATTTACAAACAATAAATCGTCCTCCTTTTAATTTTCCTTAACATGGATAACAATATTTTGCTTATTGGTATCCATATCAATTACTGCGTCAATGTAGTCAATATCATATAGTAGATTTCCAATGTGGATGCGCACTCTACTTTCAGCGTCACAATGATTCATAAGTGACAGTTCAACCATCGAACCAATAGCATCCATTACAAGCATTACATTACCTCCTTGTCATATATATTATCACGATTCAGTTGATTTGTCAAGCAGTTTCTTTAATCCCTTTAGACATTTTGGACAAAGCCAAAATTTAGCTTTACTATCATACGCGATTGTAGAGTTAAACTCATATGCACCGCATACTGAGCATACTCTTGCTGGCGCACCACAAATCTCGCTTACTGGAACAGACAATTCAAAAGTGCCTTCTTTTAGTTCATGATGATTCATTCTTCATCTTCCTTCTCCATCAATTTATTCACAGCATCAACAAGCTCATTGATTTTATCTTTGAGCGCATTAAGCTGTTTTATTGTAGCATCAACATAAGCATTGTGATTAAGCCGATCAATTTTCTTCTTTTCTTTCTTAGTGAAATCATATGTGCCGATACGAAGAAAATTATTTGTGACATTTAAGTCGTTAACTCTAAAGAGCGCGGTATCTCCATCGCTAAAGCATACATGAACTGCAATATTATCATTTTCTAAATCGCTGATGTTATCAATATACCCAATATAACCAGCTCTTGTTTTAACATAATCTCCTACATGAAATTCATAGTTCATCTATGATGCCTCCTATTACCAAATTTTTCATCAATTAAATCTTGTAGATACATAGCTGCCTCATATTCATCAAACGTATGTGTGGTATAATCAGAGCTATAAGCCGTGAACCATCTTGGCGCACCTGTTGCCATTCTCTCAATGCAATCTCTGATACAATGCACTACAAAGACGGGCAACCAGTCTTTCACATCAATATTTTCTATGTCCTCAAGTTCGCCAATTTCTTTCTTTTCTTTCACTAAAGTGGTATATCGTTCTATCTCTTTATTGTATTCTGCATCCAAGTCACTGATGCCGCATAGTTGCGGTGTTGGATAATCCATTTAATCATCGCCCTCCATATGCAATATTTGTAAGCTCTGCTGAGTTACGGTCAATAGCATCTTCAACCGCTTTACCCAACATATCAAATCTCTGTCTGATGGATAAATTCCAATCTACTTTTAATTCAATGGTCACTGGTTGCTCTTTCTGTACCTTTGACACGAATAGCTTATAGACATCTTTAATGTATCCTCTATAGTAATTGTTATCAACCAAGCATTTCATGTCAATAATTTCATCGTCGTTATATCTTTCCAGCCGTTGCTTTAATTCGCCAACAGTCATTTAATCATCATCCTCCTTTTCACATCTTTCACCAAGTCCACCTAGAATCATAGCATAAATTTCTAAGAATTTATTAGTAATACCAGTGGTAATCTTAGCCATATTAGCCATTGTTCCGTCATCCTTTGACCAATCCCAACCATGCCATGCACATTCACTCTGCCAGTAGTCAAGATAGAAAATCTTGTCATCATAGAGCTTTTCGATGATTGGCTTTAGATCAAGTAGATTATCGCGTACACCTGTCATAGTAGCAGGTTTGTAGCCATTATCGTCAATTATCTTGTTAATTTTGTCAGCAGAATAAGTAAACGGGTTCATTTAATCAGTATCTCCTTTAAGCCATCTATTTTTATATTTATCAATTTGATAATTTACTTGATTTTCAATGTTTTTATTTTCACAATCAATATCTTCTGGATAATTTAAATAGGCAAATTCTCCATGTTCTTGATATACCGCAATATCATAGGCGTGTGCAGCTTCCTTTGGTGTTTCCCATCTACCAAGATAAACATTTTTCCCTTTTATTCTACAAAATGCAGAATACTTTTCGTCTGTTTTAGATACTCCCTTTAAACCAATTTTATTTCTTTTATTTGGAGCAATATTTATATTATTTTGTCTCGGAGTACATTTCCTCATATTTTCTCTACGATTATCGCTTTTATTTAGATTTTTATGATCATAATATGCTCCAAATAAGAATCTATGCAATCGCATACGCATTCGTTTGCCATCCGACAAATACCAATATCCAGAATCTTTTTCTTTTCCAATATGTGCAAATTTTAATCTATCAAGATTATCCGCATCAACAATAGTGTAATCGGACATATCATCGAGATAAATTTTTGCATAATTTCCTTCTATTTCATAATGATTAAAAGGCTTCTTTCTTGCTTTAGATATATATTCGTTTCTGGCACATCCACATGATTTACAACTTCCACTTCTTAACAAAGCAAGTGTAAGAGTCCTAATTGTTTTATTTTCGCAATCACATTGACAAATAACTCTACGTTGATAGCATTTCTTATTTCTGGCTTTAGAAAAATATTCCTTTGGTTCCGTTTCGGCTATGACTGTCCAGTGCGAATATTTATTGCCTATAACATCAAGTTTTTCAGCCAAGTATTTCTCTCCTTTTCTTCTTGTATTTTTATACCCTTTTTAACACAATCAATATCTGCGATTAAAATAAGTTTTTTTTGCGCTCTTGAAACCGCCGTATATAACAAGTTCCTTGTTAATAATCTTGCATGGGATTTATCTGCGACTACAATTACAGCTTTAGCTTGACAACCCTGCGATGAATGCGTAGAAATTGCATATGCTAATAGCGTATTTTTGATATGCGTCTTATCTACTATGCAATCTCCGCAATCATATCGCACAATCATATATGGTTCTTTTTCATCAGGCACAATTTCCATCACCGTACCAATATCTCCATTAGCTACAAAAGCCGAATCATCATCGACAAGTGGCATAGCATATTCATTCTTTTTATTGATTACTTTATCACCCGCCTTGAAATAGATTGGTACGTCATTGACAGTATGCCCAACCTTGCTTAGTTCATTTGGATTGAATTTGGCTTGAATCGCCGCATTGATAGCCAATGAGCCAACATCGCCCTTATTGAATGGGGATAGAATCAGTACATCATCTTTACTATATCCATCTGCTAAGAGCCGCGCATACTCTTGTTCAATTTGCTTGATTACTAATGTATCAGTTTCAATGAACTTATAATCTGTGAAAGTATCTGTCAGATGTTCATTTACTCCATTTCGTACATCAGTAGCTATGGTAATAATGCCAGATGTATTATATCTGAACACCTTAGTCAAGTTGCATACAGGCACTATGCCGCTATCAAGCATATCTTCAACAATGTTGCCACAAGCAATAGATGCAAGCTGAGATGGGTCGGCTATGAAGATGATTTTTGTGGTGTCTGTTACTTTGTCAAATAGCATTGATAGCAAATGGACGCTAACCATGCCCATCTCATCAATTAGCACATAATCGCCCAGATTACCATCACAAGCCAAGAACATATGAATGGTACTGGCTTCACGCCCTGTTGCTTCTCTTAGCCTCTTTGCCGCAATTCCAGTTGGGGATAATAGGGTATAAGTATGGTCATTGGCTTCTAGCATCTCAATGATTGCCTTAGTTGTTTGGCTCTTGCCCGTGCCAGCCGAACCAGTTAGCATCATCACATCCTGCTTACAAGCCATTTCAAGAATCTGCGCCTGTTCATCAGTCAGCTCTAACCCGTCTACACTTGTAAACTTCTGCCAATCCATAGGATAATAATGTGGATTGGCTATTTTTTTCTTGATGACATCAGCGATATGTTCTTCAGCGCTATATGTGGCTTGTAGAGCTGTATTTTGGCTAGGCGCGTCATAGTGTACTTGCGCCGATTTCGTCACAACATCGAGGAGATGATGAACGCATTGAGGGGCTTTGCGCTTGACCATATCAAATAGCAGCTTGGCTTGCATCCTTGTGTTACCATCTAGCTCATTATGTTTTAGAGCATAGATAGTAGCTGCTTCGCATCGTTCATAGCTATCTAGCCATTTTGTCGTTTTCTTAGTTATAGCTCTATCAGCTCTATCAAAAGACCACTCAAGCAAGTTAATCATAACTGCATATGGATTGGTATTTGTATCCTTGCTAAATTCATATACATTTTTATATGTTGCGGCAATTTTGTTTATGTCCTCATCATTCTCAATGCCCCAAGCATATGTCTCTCCCATAAATTCAACGCGCTTGTTGATTGTCTTGATTTTATCAATATATCTGGGTAATAGTACCTTGCCTACGCCACGAATTTTTTTATAGTCCAACTTGTCGGCTTCACCATTCAGCACCATACTGACGAAATGAGGATATGCAGCATGGCATGATTCAGCTTGCCCATTGGTCATTAAGCTGCGTAGCGTTTGCAACTCGGCTTTTTCTGTCAGGTTGAATTTGCCATCTTTAGCTACAAATCCAGCAAAGCCAATGAATTTATAGCTGTATTTGTATTTATCATCCACGCATGGCTCTATAATACAATCAATAGATTGCCCTATTTTTAAGTCGGCAATGCCTGTTCCTTTTAGGCTGATTGTGCCATATTTAGGGTTGGTTTCTATTGATTCGTCCTTAGTGCTGCATGATATAATTGAGAAATTGGATTCAGGGTTATTGAATATCATGCGAATGGGGGTTAATTTTACTGTTTGCATCAATCCTGTTCCTCAACCAGTAGTTGTTCCCATCTATCAATAACAATCTCCATTAGCTTAGTTGCTCCAAATGCTGGCTCCCAGCCCTCATTGTACATTGCTTCAAATCCAGTGCAATCAACAAATGTAATCCAACGATATTTTGTAGCTGTCGCCTTAAATTCGTTATTACCCGTTACACTTACATTTGCTTTCAACAAGCTATTGCAGATATGGCATACAGCATCAAGCCATGCTTCATATGTTAATACGTCTTGCATTTGATTACTCCCTCCAACCATCATAGATTTCAATCTCTGGAATTTCTCTTTCAGCATTAACAATGAGAGGATGTCGAAGTTGTTTACTCAAATCGATGAGTTGCTTTATAGAATTGATGTAGATGTACGGCTTAATGTTTTTATACTCATCTTGCTTTTCATCTAATTTATAATTGTTGAGTATGGGATAATTCTGTATAATGTCATTGAGTGTAGGATAATAGTTAGCTTGATAAATCCAGAATTTCATAATTAAAACAACCTCCTGTTCTTTGATAAATCAAGTATATCATAGAATTAGGAGGTTGTCAAGCAATATTTTAATTATTTTTAATCATTTTCTTTAATTCTGCAAATAGCTCTCTACCACAAATAGGACAAGTAGAATTTATGTCAATTACATATTTTTCATCTACCATTAAGCCGCAATTTGGGCATTTGATAGGAGCATATTTTAGGGGACGCTCAATCCGTTTGCGACGATTTCTTTCTGCTCTACTCAATTAGACTCATCCCCTCCAATCCAACCATCTAGGCTATTTGCCATACAAGCAATAACAGCCACTACCAACAACACCCATCTGTTGCTATAACCACGTAAAATCAGTGTATATAGTACAACAGATGTAACCATACTAATCGCTTTAGTCCATTTTCTTAAATTGCTCAATTAAAATATTCACTCCAATCAATTTCATTTTCTGTCTTATCAATAATCTCATATCGCTCAATAATAGCTTGAGGCTTAATTTGTCCATTATATTCATTCAATCCAAGCGATACTACTACCTCTATGGATTTACCTTGAGCTGATTCAAATTGGCTTGCTTCTTTATTATTAACAAAGAATTTGATAAACTCAATGCCATCCTGAATCAGCTTGACAGTAGTTGAGTGATTACGATATACATAAATCTGCGGAGATGTTAAAGTACAATGAAATAACGGCTTGTTTACATCCTTAGCCCATAGGATGTTATTTTCCACACACACATTTGCAAGATTGTGTGTGATATTATTAGGCTCGATCTGAGCCACTACCTCAATATCTGGCTCTACGTCCAAATCAAGCCCATCTAAGAATCGCGCAAATCGCTTAAGATTAGATTTCTTGACGGTTATGCCCGAGGCAGATGAGTGACCTTGGCATTTAGCCAATCCTGATTCATTGATAATCTCAAGCAAATCAATAGGGCTACGCATCGAGCCAGACCATGTTGTACTGTTTAACTCTCTTAACAGGAATGTAGGCTTATTATATTTGCCGCAGAATTTATTGGCTACAAGCCCTAAATAGGATTTATTTTCAGGCTCACCAAAGCCGATAATGACCTTATGAGATGTATCAAGCCCATCTGACAGCTTATCTACGACCTTCTTGACCTGATAATCCTGCTTGGACTTAACGGCTTTCATAGCCTTCACAGCGGCTTCTGGCTCAATCTTGCCAATCAACGCATCAAAGAATAGCCGCTTAGTAGACTGGTCATCACTACGAGCCAACGCATTAGCAAGAGGCGCAATGCCAAATGCCACACCCTCTGGATTAACGCCGCGATTGCAACAATTTTCTAAGCAGTATTTGATAAATGGATTGGTTGGATTAGTCAAGCCATCATATACATATTTACGGTTCTCAAGTGAACGTAAACTACAAATATCAGAGATTAGACTAACAGCTACTAGGTCTTTGAAAGATTGGTTCGAGCCAAGCGCACAAGCAAATTTTTCTACAACGCCTGTACCGCTGATATCAGTATTGATATTCGGCGCATTATCTGCTCGATATGGATTGACTACTGTAGCATATCTATTCGACTTCTCAATGATATGGTGATCTAAGATTACAATATCAATGCCCATACACATCAGTTCTTCGCATTGATATATATCGTTCGACCCAGCATCTGGCACAATTAGCAAATCTAATTCATCAATGGCGATTTGACTTGCTATGTCTGATAACCCATGCTCTTTACCAGCGTGACTATAAATACGAATGTCCTCTAGTCCGTTCTCAATACATAGCATATGGGCAATAGCCGCTGAACAAGCACCGTCAAGATCGCTGTCAATCACAATACCAACTGCGCCTTTTGCATGATTGAATAAATTTACAGCTATATTCATATTTTTATACATATCAGGCGATTGATATTCAATGCTATCTGGATTTAGATATGCGTCAACATCAGCTATATCGTAGGCATGAAGCAAATCCCTTAAAAATGTGGCTTCGTTAAGGGAATCTAGTAGTGGATGAATCTTAATCTGAATCACCATCCTTTTCTGGCAGATTAAAATAAGCCCACCAATCGTTAGAAAAATATATTGGCCCAATGCCGCCATATTTGCTTTGCCAAGATAGTCTTTCTTCTATTTCATCCGTACCTGTATGCGAGTCATGAACCGTGACATCAACCTTTACATATCTACTTTGCGCAATATAATCTTGCCCACTGCGCGGTCTATATGTAAGTACCCATTCACCTATTGGAGGTAAATCAGATTCATCTACGACTCTATACCATTCAATCATTCTTTCTCTCCTCCAATCTTAAATGGTCTGCCTTTCTTAGCTCTAAGATAACCAGAACGATATGCTAGAGCAATAGCCTTAATTGCATCACTTTCTGGAATATATGGGCCATAATCATTTTGTGATTCAAATTCTAGTTCAAACACAGTTGGCAATAATTTGTGATATTCTGTCTTCATACACATACTTTCGAGTTTTGGCTTGAGCATGGCATAGATTTCATCGTCAGATAAGGAATACTCATCAACTTTAACTAGTTTGTCTTCATCATAGTTATAACTAGCTAGTTGCATTTCATATACTTTCTTTTTGTTAAACGCAACAAAGATATGACAACCATATCTGTCCTCTACAATACAATTCACTTCACCAATTTCTTCATCTGGCTTAGTTACATAAGCTACCTTATCTCCTACTTTGAATTTACTCATAAAAAGATTCAACCTCTCTTTCAACTAATTCTAATTCATCATCATAATACAAATCAGAACTATCCAATGGACTCCATATAGTACCTGTGCGTCTTAAAGAGTACGCCCAACATCCATTCATATCATCAAATTGAATAGCAATGATTTGAGCTGTGTCGCCTGTTCTAATAGCATGAGACCTGTAAGGATGTGTCTCGCCAATAAGTCTCACTAAATCGTATAAATGAAATTTCCCAACGTAATAAATAAAATCAACCTCCTTATTGTTGATATAGAGATTATATCATAAAGGAGGCTGATTGTCAAGTATTAAATTTATTTGAATGTTGTGCCATCCCAAGGCTCGTATTCATAGCCACAATGAGGACAATAATTGGATGTACCAATACGCTCTTTACCGCATCTGGCACACTTATATGTATAACCGTATTTCTCATCAAATTCATCTGTTGGAATCCAAGATAATTTATCGTTACCACTTAGTGGCTTATAGATACCACATAACTCTCTATACTCTTTATTACATTCAAACGGCTCTTTAACAGCCCAACATTCTGTCCTAGCTACAGTGCGCTCTTTGCCATCCACATATCGCTGATATTGACATTCATGCGCATACTTACATTCGCCTCTCATACTCTTGCCCTACTTTCCCATAATTTCATTGCTTGCTCATATGGTATATCCATTATATTGCATTTATACATATCATAACCTTGATTATTATATAAAAGATAAGCCCAATTTCTTAAATCTTTCCGGCATTATATCTGGGTGGTTTAACCACCAACTCATTGTTGGCATTGGTACTTCATAACACCTCGCACATTCTAAGATGCAATCAAATACAATATTATCACATATAACCGGTTTTGCCCTTGGATTATTTTTGCCAGACATTGCATCGGACATCCTTTTTAATGTTAACGGGTCATTAACATTATCTTTTATCGTTGACCATCTTAAATTGGTAACGATATTATTTTGTCTATTCCCGTCAATATGAGCTACTTGCGGCAAATTGTCTGGATTTGGCAGAAATGCAGTCGCTACAAGGCGATTGACTCTTTTTAATGTCTGCTTATTTTTGTTTCTTATTCTCACCAGCAAATAAGAATCTTTATCCTTATTCGGCGTTAAAATTTTTCCTTCATAACGACACTTTATTCCGTCGCTTCGTGTTACTATTCTATCTAAACTTTTAACTCTTCCAAGATTACTAACCTGATACCATCCAGAATAATCCTCGCCATCAATAATTATATCTCTCCAAATTTCTTTCATTTTATTATCCTTTCCTACTAAAAGATTTTTATATAGAGTAAAGCGCAGAGAGTAGGCTCTACGCTTCTAAAAGGAATAAGTTGTACACCTTATCCTACCTCTATCCTAATTATACCACAATCACATATATTTGTCAAGATATTTTTACACGATTTTCAAAAATTTTTTTCATTTGCTCGTCCGTGAAATCCATTGGACTGTATTTATATCCATCATATCCTTGATTGTTGTAGGCACAAAATACTGTGAAATATGGAGTGAGGCGACGCGCAATCTTTTTTATCTTTGCTACGAAAAATCTAAAATCTTCACCTTTTGTATCAATAAAATCTGAATCAAAACCAATCGTTACTTCATTTACACCAAGCTCTAATAACAGTTGTATTTGTTGCTTAGACACATTTGACCCAAATACGGCCAATGTATTATTTATTCCCTTTGACGCAGCTTTTAAGCAAGACTTCTCAGCTTCAAATAATATAACGCTCTTACACTTGCTGATTATGTCCTTATTTTGATCATAGGCATAAAATAGTTGACCGATTGGGAATTTGAGAACTGTCCCATCTAATGTACATATTGGCCTATATTTTCCCTTAGCCACATCCTGCTCTCTCGTATATCGCCCCCTTACGCCTACTAGTTGTCCATTAAACACAACAGGTATGGAAATACACGCCTGCCGTGCATACCAGCCTATACCAAATTTATCAAGTATATCTGCTGAAATACCATAATCCAGCCATTCTTGCGGATATAAATGGTCAAATAGAGATAATATGGACTTGTCATATGTCAAGAGCTTATCTGGCTCTGGCTCGGCATTAGGTAGAAATCGGCGCAATTCGGCCCAATTATCAAGCTGCTCATTTTGCTCTATTTGCCCTACTTGTAGATGCAGGACAGAGCATATATATGATACAGCTTGATTGAAGTCAAGATTCTTAACGTGTTGAACTAGAGATATAGCATCACCTGAAAAACCGCAACTCCAACAATGGAATGAGCCAGATTCTATATAATACCATAATTTGGGCTTATGCTTATCCCAATCGGTACCCCAATGACAAATTGAGCCGAATATCAGATTATTGCTATCAGCTTTCATCAATGGCGCACCTAGAGCATCCATTAGCTCTATGATGCGGTCATCGGTTAGCTGAGATTTAAGAGATTGAATGTCAATCATTTTATAAAAATTAATGTCGCGCCGAACATTAGTGAAAAAGCCAGCAAACCAAATCCAATACAACAAACGCCCAAATCGTTAAGACTATATATCTTTTTATAACTGTTGCCACCAATAGCAATAGCTAAAATTGCGCCAATCAAGCATTGAATAACTAAAATCCATAACATTAATTGTTCTCCTTATACCACAGCACAATTTCCTCTGGTACATATCTATTCACTACCTTTACAAACGGTGCTTCATCATTATGTAACCCAATCACAATATCACAATCTTGATAATATGGTACATCGGCTAATAGCTCACCTGCATTTGCGGCAATATCTTGAGCACATAGTTGTAGCATATTTACACGATTTGCATTGTTTTGCATTTCTTATCATTCCTTTCAGCAAGATTTTTTGATACCATAATAACTTAACATTGAAATATTGCTCAACAAAAATATCAGGATTACGCAAATAAAATTCGTGCCAAGTCTCATTCGTCTTATCTTTGGCTAATTCAAGTTCGCTCATTTAGTCATTCTCCTCTTGTTGCAACCATAGCGTCACGGAAAACTTGGAACGCCTCATGTATATCTTCCAAAGTTATCTTGCTCATATATTCTTTAACTTGTTCTGGCGTTTCTCCAAGTTTCTCAGCCATTTCTTCAATGGCGTCTCTACTATTATCCTCTGCAATAGGCCATAGCTCAATTTCTTCAGCTGATTCATCAATTACATCTTTCATCATTTAGCATATACCAACCTTGTTCTTTGAAGCTGATAGGGGTTGTCAAATTTTGTTGTTACAAAACAATCCTTTGTTCGTCCTGTATTCAAATCAAGATTAAAATATATCTTAATACCCTGTTCAACTTGTGAAAAGCGCATTTTATAGACAGATAATACGCGATTTGGCTTTACTTTATCAGGATATTTCTCCATCATCATATCGGCTATCTCTTGCTCTTTACGACGCAACGGCATGATTACACCAGCCACATCGGCCTTGTTCTGAATTGCTCTTGAACCAGCCGCAACACCGCTATCCATAATTTCTTGCGTCATAGCATTAGCATTGACTTGAGTAAATGTCAGAACGGCTATATTATATTCAACAGCTAAATCCTTAAGCTTACTTGCTATACCAGATAGCACCTGATCTGAACGAGTAGATACACCATTCTTTTTAGCCAAGTCGCTTGATACAGATGAGGATTCAACGATATAATCATAACATAAGAAGCCTACTTGCTTATTGACTACATAATCTTTTACATATGATTCAATTAAGTCAACAGTATAATTAGGCATAGTGACGATATATAACTTAGATTCATGCAGAATTTTAATAGCCTCATCCACACGCTCTTCTTCGCCTTCTTCATATCGCCCATTTAAGATACTAAAGCATGGTACGCCGCTAATTGTAGCCACAATCTTAGGTGTGATTTCAGTATCACCAGCCATCTCAAATTGGAGATATAGACCAGCCTTATGCTGATAACATGGATTGTCTACATATTGCCCCTTGTCTATATCATAGATTCTAGGACAGCATACTTGCACTAGATTAGCCAAGCCAATGGTTGACTTGCCTACGCCTGAGCCGACTGAATAGATAGATAGTTGCCCCGGAATCCAGCCTCTAGCAGCTGTGTTTAGATATTCACTAAAAGTCGTTGCGCCAAATAGCGGCTCTGCCTTGAAGCCCTCTTTGACCACTTCAAATCCATCACCAGCTTTTAGCTCATCTATATCTTTATCTTTATAGAATTGCTTCTTTATAGCTATCTGCTGTGCGTCAAAATATTGTACTATATCCTCTATGGTTGCTTTATCATCTTGCTCAAATTTGTCTACATTGTAGCCAGCATTTTTATATGAACGAAGTAATGTGGCGCGGCGCGTATTATTGTAATAGACTTCAAAATTTCCAACATTAGCAAGCTGTTTGACTGTATCAATGAAATCGTCTAGCTGATTTAGCTTGAATATATCCTCTACTTGCTTATTATTCTTGCATAGCATATATAGGTCTAGAGCTGATATAGACTCAGCTCCACGTTTAGCCAGAGCAACACAGCCCTGCCATAATCTGAGATGGAAATCAACCGTGAAATCATCGCGACTTAGGGGGTACTTATCAGAAATAGCAAGAGAGGGTTTGATTAGCAAACAACCTAATAGTAACCTAACAGAATTTTGGTCATAGAGCAATGATTATTCCTCCCAAATCTAACAACTGCCCACAACTATGACAATATGTATCCTTAATCCTACCATGGTCATGCTCTACGCCCATATCGCAATTAGGACAAGCCCATCCCTCTGCATCTTCTTCTTTACGATAATAGGGTTTGCTTGGCAACTGCTTATTGATGGCATCTACGATAGCACAAAGCACCTCTGGATCATCTTCATACATGATATTTGAGAACGCCCATCTTAGTGCCTTATTATAATCATATTCCATTTCTCAATCCTCCGGCAATTCGATATATGCCCAACGGTCAGCCACATCAATCCAGCAATAATCATTTGCTCCATAAAACCATTTATTACCACGTCTATAACACAGCATCATTGCTTCTTCATTGTATTGACATTCCGTATCCCAATACACTACAAGTACGCGCTTAAATTCTTGTGGAAAATCGTCATCAAATATTTTATGCCATTTCATCACCATCAATCTCCTTTACAACCATATTATCCGCATTAGCTCTAAAGCAATGAAAATCAGGACAATATCCACAACTTTTAGCAATGTCTTGATGACGCATATCTAAATGCAACATACATCCAATCGGAGCGCCCCAATAAACACCGCCATCTGCATAATCAGCAATTATATCATGCTGTGCATAGATACAGAAATCACAACAAGCCAATTCTAGACATTCTTCAGAACATCCAATCATTTTATGTTTCATCCAAACACATTCTCCTCATCATTTCTTTTCACAATCGTCTCAACTTCATCTTCAGCTTGCCATTGCTGTATATTATGTCTTACCTGATTTAACCAAGTGTAATATTTTTTACATTCATCATATTTATACTTGACTAAACCAAGCGGCGATTTGGATATATCCAATCCTTGCTCTTTATTGATATATCTGATAGTATAAGCAATGCCGCCATATGTCATATCAGGATTATCTTTCATCAACTGAGCAAGCTGTATGCCGACAAGCCGCATATTGGCATCAGGCGCTACTTGACATATATAATCCAGCAATTTGCGCCTATCATCTTTTGATTCTTGCTTTGGCTTGACGGTATGAGCATTGATATAATCCTGCTTACATTGCTCACAGCAGAAATAGAATTTAGGCTTATATTCGATTGCATCTTGTTTTGGCGTTGATTTACTACATTGGCGGCATTTAATTGTTTTTTCTTTTGGCATTATGAAAACACCATCTGTCTCACATAGCTATAGGGCAACAAATATTCACCATTTGTTGGTGTCCAGTTAAGCCATTTCTGGATATTATCGCCATCAACAATGTACTGCCCATCATAATAGGAGGCACATCGATTATCACTAGCATCAAAATCGACATATCCACCCTCTGTGAATGTCATAAATCCAGTCTCATCACCAGACCAAATGGTCACATAGATAGCCTCAATATGTTTATTGTCAGGAATTTCAACTTCTTTGACTTTATCATCATAATCATAGATTTTCATCTTCATTGTATTCATTCTCCTTTTATTGGCGGCATTTAGTTGTAGGTGGCATATGTATAATCCCCTTCTAATTGAGCCGTATCATATCTTCTATCTACTTTACGAGCTTCTGCAATAGCTGCATCGAACGATTGTGCAATGATATGTAAGACAGCTTGGCACTCATCGCCTTCAAACCATACTTTCCAAATTTTCCAACCCATAAAACAACCTCCTGTTTCATTTGTTGACTTAATTATAGCATAGAAATAGGAGGTTGTCAAGAAAAAATTATCTCATACTCTAACATCCACTTATCAATTTCTTCTTGGCTCATAACCGCATCTGTTCTCTTGCAATCAATCACGTTAAGGCCGCTAGGATGTGTTATGACCCGATTTTGCTCTATGCTATATCCAGCATCATATTCAAGCCGCAATCGACATATACAGCCCTCACAACCGTCAGGACGCTTGATAGTAAACACCCTAGGTGAATCGCCGCATATATTCAAAAATCGGCTCGAATCCAGCCATTGCCCATCCATTTCTATATTCATGCTATTAGCTGCATTATCTTCAACTATGCGGCAATACTGTACATTATAATACAATGATTTTTTCCATTCATTGATATTGCCAGATACCAATAACCTAGTAGGTATATCACATCCTCTCATTGTGTAATAATGTTTATTTTTGACATATATATAGCTATCTATTCGTGGATGGATATATTGCGCCATAGCTAACCATGATTTGATTTGCGCTTCATTCCATTTGCGGCTTAATGTTTGGCTCATGGTGAGACATTGATTATTGGTGATAACACTGAATTTGGCTTTCATATGAGTCTGATATAGGTCGATTCGCAGCTCTTGTAATTGAGATATACATAGAAATCTATTCAAGCATCATCACCTACTTTAATACGGCTTATTCTTCACATATTTCTACAATGTGTTCACATAATTCTTTTGGTATAATTGACCGCTCTTTACTACCTTTTAATCCTTGAGTACCCGTTTTTGCGCCTCTTGGAGCTGGTGTATGGCATGAGTCGCCATTATGACACATTGGCTTAAACTTAGGGTCTGGATGGTTCGTCCAAATGTCAGTCGGTTTCATTCGTGTATCGCCATATTGACAATATGTTACCGTGTATCTTGGTAATCCTTGCATCCACGTCATCTTTCTCATGCCGCCGCGCGGATTCTCTATAAAATAATATTTAGGCTTCAACTCACGGATAAGCTCTAAGACGTGCTGGTCTACCTTGTCGCAGAATTTCGCATATTCGCTCACTGCGTCTAAATTTCCCGTATCAGAATTCTTTCTTCTATGATGAGATATTGCCGCTATTGAGAAAGTGGTGCAATCTGGACTTGCCCATATTACATCTGGACGTCCAAATTTATCAAGAATATCTTGAGCTGTCACGGTTGATATATCTGCATACAAGTCAATATTCTCAAAATTTTTATCCCATTCAATAGAATATACTTGATGTCCATGTGCCTCAAAAGCCTTACCAATGCTACGTGTTCCTGCAAATAATTCAAGAATCTTCATATTTTTATCACCTCGTAGCTATTATATAATAAAAAGGCGGGATTGTCAAGCCCCGCCTTTAATATTTTTAAGTTTCTTCGCTATCGCTTACTTCAATAGAAGTATAGCCTTCTCTAGCTAATTCCATGCCAAGCTGAATCGCGTCTAAATAATCATCGCCATTGAACAAGTCACGATAAATCGTTGCGTCCTCTGGACATTCGCATAGATTATATGCGGCAAAGTCAAATTTCATTGAATCTGGTGAGTTGAGCTTGTGGCCGCATACATCACCCCAACGGTCTTTCACAGTAATGAAATTGACGTGTAGAATTTTATCCATAATTAATCTCAGCCGAATGGATTCTCGTCGGAATCATCCCAAGGATTTTCTGATTCAGCAGGAGTTGGCGTATCAGCAGGCGTAGTATTGAACACATCACCAAAATCAGGGATTGGGTCATTGACAGGAGCAGTTGTGGCCTTGGTGGTGGTTAGCTCCTTGAGCGCAGGAATTTCATATTCACCCTTTTCAATAGTTTCAACCGAGCGAACAGCCGCGACATAGTTACGGACACGAACCTGACCTTTCTGGTTCTGATACTGTTCATCTGCAATAATTAGACCAACGACCTTATTAACAAGCGTCTTTTCGTCAAAATTCCACTGATAGCCCTTATTGGACTTTTCAATAGCATTGATAAAGCCCTTGAACATAGATGCCGCAGAATCCTTATAAGAACGGATGAATGCACCGGCATTGGGCCACTTGCGTTCCTTTCGTGTATCGCCATCATACTGCTTCTTGAAATAACCCTTATCATCACCCTTTACGATGTCAAAATAAATCTTGAGATATTCCTTCTCAGGATGATCTTCTACCTTGAGAATCTTGGTAATATAGCCATTTGGTGTTAGACGCTTAAATGATGTGCTTTCAACGATAGAGTCCCAATTTTCAATTCTTTTCAATTTGATTACCTCGCTTTAATTTGATTTTAATAAATAGATTGTTTATATTTTACTCAGCTTTTTTAGCTGGAGTAGTAGATTTAGCCTTGGGCGCACTTGCCTTTCTTAGCCCATAATATTCTCTGATTGTATCATCAACCATCTTTAGATCATTGTCAATCTCAAGAGAATCAAACATACCCATTGGCGACTTGCATGGATTCGAGCCATCAGACTGCGTGATGAAATAATGCTTGCGCTCATCTGCTTTACATAGCAGAACAATACTAAACAGACCTTCTACGGTAAGCTGCTGGTCTAGCATCTTGCCAAGCGTCTTAGCTTTTACCTTGCCATTTTCATCAGTATCAATATGCTGCATGATATATACAATCGTGTCAGGACTGGTATCTTCCTGAACGACACGCAACATATCCTCATAGTTCTTAGCCATCGTAGTAAACTTGCCATATCCGACTTCATTTACCTTGTCAAAGCTCTCAAATGCCATAAGATACTGGGCATCATCTACGACCCAACTTAGCTTCTTACCGCTACATACCGCGCCTTTGATACTGGCGTATGTTGCTTTGTTCATACTCTGTAGCTTATTTACATTTCTGAATGGTAGTGGCTTAGATGCTACATTGAGGATACCAACATCCTCTTGCTTGAAATTTCTAAGCGACGCTGACTTACCAGAGCCACTTTCACCTAAAATAAGAACTGCTACCCCAATTAAATTTCCTCCTTTTTAATCTTCTTTTCAAGTGCTGTGGAATCAACACCAACTTTGTGGCAGATATAATTCACAGCATTAGCATTACCAAACCGCCAATACATATCATTCTTGTCAGTTGCTTTATTATTATCTGCACTATCTCTCAACAGAGTTTCAACAGCGCTAATAAATTTCTTCTTTGAAATCAATCCGAACATTTACTTAATCCTCCTCATTCTCATTAAATTTCTTTTAGCCAAAAATCATGGCGACACTTATCACATACTCCTCTATCTTCACAATCCGTCTGAGATTTACCCTGAATCAACCCAGCATTCAACTGGCATGGCGCGATACTTGGCAGCCCATCATCACTAATCTCAGCATCAGGCCACTGCTTCAAAAATTCACCTTGCCTTGTCTTTGCAGGATGTTCTTTTGCCCATTGCTCTACAGCCAATACTTGCCTGATGCGGCTATCTTCGATGCCGTCATCACAGCAATAAAACAGCGGACAACTCTCTCCGCAAACATTGTCATCACATAATTTTCTTCTTACTCTTAAGAATTCAACAGAATCCATTATTTACACCTCTAATTTCTTCCAGCATTTCATTTCAAAAATTTTTTCATTCAATGTTACCCATTCACCATTTTCATCCTTTTTCATTTTATTTTTCTCTTGCAATACAGCTCTAATCACATCACCCTTTGATAATTGATGATTCGTCCAGAATTTTTTATTAGCTCTATATGTGCGTTCTGCTCCATAGCACAGATTGTAACCAGTGATATAAGCCGTACCATATCCTGTTGTCTTGACATCTAACACCAACCAATCATTAGGGTCTGAATTGGGGTTACTTACTATACAATATCCAAGATACTCAAGTTGCCATTTAATACGGTCAACAATGGTCACTGGCTTGATATTAGCTTGCTTAATTAAAGCTGTTATCAATGCCTTATTGTCAATCTCTCTAAATTGTTTCTCAGTTTCTTTACCACAGCATGGTCTAATTGCATCTATCATTATATCATCAAATGATGATTTTGTCAATACCTTTGCTGAAATATATTTTTGATAAATCTCATATTCGGTAATGAGCCGATTTGGTTGAGCAAATTTATCAAAATATCCAAGATGGAATAGAATTTCAATGGCTTTTTTATTAATTCTAGGGTCATCCATAAGAGCTTGATATAGAGCGGCGCGATTCTTTATATCTGTTTTACCAAGCTCATATAGTGCCTCTGGTGCGCTCTTTGGCATATCCTTAATAGATGCCATAGTCTGTACTATGCAGTTGTTAGCACGGTCTATATTGAATGCTCTATTATCGTCCCCGAATTGAATATCTTTGAGCTTATATCCGCGTTTTAGCATCTCCTGCTTAATGAGCGCAACCTTATCTTTTTCGCCCTTATCAGTAAATCGCTGAAGAACGCACTTATAAAATTCAAGTGGATAATGCGCTTTGAGATAAGCAATCGTTACACTATCAATCGCCATACAATAAGCATGGGCTGAATTACAAGTAACAATCCCATTGTCTACTACAAAATTATGAGCCACATCATCACTCATTTCAATATCGTAGACTACCTCATATCCAACTGGTTCAATAGAAATAATTTCATCATAATCAACTGGCAATCCATTTTCGTATTGTTTGGTACGACCATTTTCATAATGTACCTTTTTGTGGCAAGAGCAACACAACCATTGATAATTATTTATTTCGTTATGGGTTCTATCCATATCAATATGGTGTACTTCAAATCTTCTTTTCTTATTATATGGCTTATTGCAAATTTCGCAAGAAGATGATGTATTCATCATATTGTTTCGGAATTTTTCCATAATGACAGAATCCCCATTATCTCTAGTTTGGAATCCGCATTGCCCCTGTTTTGGGTAGTTAGGGATATATTTTTTTGATACTCTTGTATTAAACCACTTCTTTTCATAGTTTCCTAGAGAATATAAGGAGTCTCCAATTCGTAACTGTTCAACTGTTTTAATTCCGTTTATTGTTGGGAATTTATGATTAGTTGTAGCTTTGATACAACGACCTTGTTTTGTTGTCACTAAAAATACCATTGCTTTTGGTTGTTTATAAATATCAACAATTTTATTTTTATAAATGCGCCCATTTTTCATTGACAATCCATAACCATAACCTTCACGGATATATTTATCGTGCAAAGATTTGTGTCCCGTTAAACGAGCATATTTTGCATCGTGCATAATATTATACATTTCAGCTACTGTTGGATTAAATGTTCCATTAGAAGAAGGTCGTTTAATAATTGTATCACCAGATACACAATTGAAGCCATATGCGGCGCTATTCTCAATAATCGTCCATACCTTATCAGCAAGCTCATGTGCTTTACTATCATCATCCGTTTCACCCGTATCAAGAATGGCTTGAGCGAAATTCTTGATAAATTTAGGCTTCGCGTCCTTGATGATATAATCCTTTTTCTTACTGATTGCCTTGATAATAGTATATGTTTCAGACATAGGGAAACCAGCAAAACCAAGGACTTTCATTAGAGATTCCTGATATAGAATGAATGATGATGAACAGTATTCATCTTGAAGCAAATCATCAAGAGCCTTGATACCATAATCAAAATGCTGCCGTTGCTCAAATGTCTGATACATAGATTGAAAAGACGGCCTGATTGCAGCTATGAACTGGGTCAACTCAGCAATGTTCTTTGGCTTATATCGCATTACTTTTTGAGTTGACTTCGGCTGTTCACACTGATTGACGCATTGTGTATAACCATCTGCGTAAATCTGCCATGTTGCATCATCATGTGCAATTTTTTCAAGAAGCTGGTTGACAGTGAATGGCTCAATTCCAGCCTCTTTATAAATATCATACGTCAAGCCGATTGAATCAACAATGAGATAATCTTGTTTGAGATAGCCAAAAGCATCAATCGTGCCAGATTCAATATTAGCTACAAGCACCTCTTTACCTGTTACTTCAGATTTACATAAGCTGATGCCAATATCAGATTCAATGTCTCCTTCATAGCACAAACAACCGCATGGATGCCCCTTTGCTGTATCATAGATGCCTAGGTATTTTTTACATCCATCTACAAGCTCTTGATATTTTGGCTCGATATATTTATGAATATCAATCGTTTCGCCATCTTCGGCGTGTTTCTTAGCTGTTTCATAGCGGTCAATTTGTTTGCTTACTTCATTGGCTGTATCAGGCTCGACATTATATGCTCTTGCATACATTTTCCATGCAGCCTTGAATTTTAGTGTACCAAGAGCCAATAGGTCATATGTACCAAGTTCGCCTACTAGGTCGCGTTGTGCTTGAATGAATGGCTGACGGTCACTTACGTTATTATCAATATCAGGTGGCGTATGGCTATCTAAGACGCGCTCTTTAGTCAAGAATCGCTCTGAATACATAAGGACAGGACTATTGACCTTATCAACCTTAGTAAGCCTCAAGAGCTTATTGAGATACATAGATACAGCAGAGCCGCGCCCTGATGGAGTCAAGATACCGCCATATTTCTCTTGTCCGCGCTTCATTACCATATAGGACAAGATGAAATAATCAGCCATATTACAAGCCTCTATTTCACCTATATCATGCTTGATCTCTTGATAATACTGTTGCAGCTTATCTTTGTTAATATCGGCTTTTTGCAAGAGCCATTCATCTTTAAGAATCTGCTCAAAGATATGGTTGCGTTCTTCTTGTGTCTTATTACGCAGCTCTTTGATAACAGGGACTTTCAATGAGCGGTCGAGCTTTATGTCCTCAAATTCAAACAACACATTAGTATTATTGATAGCGGCTTTAATCTGACCGTCTGTCAATACGCCTTGTTGCTTAAATCGCTCAAATAGCACATCATATGTTGGATAGTCCATATACCATCCATCTTCATCTTCATAATGGATATTGCCTGATTTGAGCAATTCATCTCTATCAAGCATTTGTGATTCAGTGATAACATGGCTATCACAACCAGCGATAATTGGCACAAGCAATTCTTCACTAATTTGGATGATGCGCCGATTTAGTTCTTTCTGTTCTGGTGTATTATGGGCTTGAACCTCGAGATAGAAATGAGGAAATTTCTGCACCAAACATCTAACTATATCGCCAATGTCATCATATTTATTCCAGAACGCAATACAAGCAGTTGTAATCATCACATCATCTATTGGCAACTGGGCAATCAGCTCAAGGTCTATACGAGGACGCGCATAATATCCATCCTTGTTTGCAATAGATAGAATTTTATTGATTGCTTTGCGCCCTTTATCAGTTCGCGCCAATAGCACAATATGGCAGTTGCTTCTATCAGGCTCATGTCTGTCTTTTACCCAGTATGCTTCAGCACCATATATCCATCTGATATTCGTTCCGTTTTTCTTATTAAATTTTTCTAGGTCATCATATTGCTTGAAATAATTACCGGCCCATCCATGCTCTACTGTGGTATAGATACATGGCTTATCGCCATAGCGTGATTTTAGCTCATTCCAATAATCTATTGGCAAGAGCGGACTATCTTTTAACCATTTATTGCTTAGAGATGTATGCTTATGGTAATTTACCCAAATTGGCTCATTCATCACTTCATCAACTCGAATACATCTTCTTTTTCTTCATACTGAACAATCTGTCCAAGATAATATTCCACCGTTTCATCAATGGTGCTAAGTAAACAAACAATAATTGTGCCATCTTCCTCGGACGCTTCACGGCTTGTCATTGTGATTACATAATGATAGCAATCTTTTTGATGCACCTCAAGTCGCATGAATCCCTCAAATAACAGGTCTTTATCATTTGTTCCACGAATAACATCAATCGTTTCCATCTTCCGCTTTAGTTCAACTTGAAATATACCCGCATCATTCTTGAACTTGATAATATCACCAATACTATATTCCATATTTTTATTCCTCCTTATTCTACTTCCGTACACATCCCAATACATTGTGGTGTTTCATTATATGTTTTTGCATCAAATGTATCAGTGCAAATATAATACGTTGGACACCATCCAATACGATTGTCGTCGCATACATATTTAATGCTTAAGTCGAACTTCCGAACGCCCCATTCGCTTGCGATATATTCAAACACGTCTGCCAATGAACCAAATTCGCGGCATTCTTTCATTGATTCTTCAAGTGTACCTCTATGTGGTCGATATTTCCAAGACATATTTATTCCTCCTTATTTATGATACACCGGCATAACCACGCCATCACCATTTTCAGCCCTGAAATAAATCGGGCTGATTCTATTTGCCGCATATGCCTTACAATCAGGCAGACATTCCATAGCATTGAGCAAATACTGCGGATTGACCCAAAGATTCAATTCATCATTAAGCATGTAATCTGCTACTTTCTTAGGATTATTCTTTTCTTTGATTTTATGCGTCTTTATATATACCTTTAGTTCGCCAATATCAGGCAGGGTAATTTCCTTAGAGTCGTATATTGGTCTAACAATCTGCTCGAGCTGCATTTCCTGTCCATGCCATTTTTCATCAATTTCAGGCAGGAGCGGCTTTTCATTGAATCTAATAGCTACAAAGCTATCACATACACAATACAGCGTTGAGCCATCTTTTGTCTGATTGGTAAACATACCTTCAATCACTGGTTTATTGCGCGATTCAGCGTTCTTGATAATCCTATTAGCCGCAGTCACAATCGACTTAGTACAAGATTTCTTGGACTGCTCAATGAGCATATCGGCTTCAAGCTGCTTCAGTACATTATCCATCTCTTCTCCAGTAAAAACCATACCCTCTGTGATCACAAAGTCGCGCCATGCTTTGATTATATCATACAGTTTTTCAATGGTCATAGTCAATCCTCCGTAACTTTGCATCTAAGTACATCTTTACCCATTTCAACCTCGTCAAAATTCACGAGATTCATTTTGTCAAAATAATCTTCAATAGCCTTTCTAACAACCTCCGGATTGTCTCTAATATAGTCCATCAATTTCCTATTGATAATATTGAGTTCTCTATCAGTCATAATAACAACCGCCCCTTTCATTTGATACTTGGATTATATCATAGATTGGAGCGGTTGTCAAGAGGGTTTATTTAATTTTTTCTACAGGTTCTCTAACAAATTCAAAATATTGTGGCATCTCAGGTAATATTCTAATATTTCGTCCGACTAAGTGAAGCCGCAGTTCTGACAATAGCATATTAACTTGCTTACAACTTAAATTCTCGTTAAATCTAACAATATATGTGCCACCATCTTGTAGAGATTTTACGGTTCTAATTTCTTCATCATTCATATGAATACCTTCTGATCTTGCTGAGTACATATCACTCTACTTGATTTACCTTTTTTGATTAGATCGTCTTGTAGGGTATTGACAAATTCTACTTTGCTTGAAAATTCACTATGTACTAAGCACAATTTATCATAATTTATATTCTGATAATATTTCATTAGTTGGTTATAATTAGCATGAGATGAAAATGTATTTAAGCAATATATCTGAGCATTGTTCTGAATCAGCTCACCATCCAGCATGATTTCTTTTGCGCCATGCTTAATTTCATATGCAAGCGTATTAGGGCTAGCATATCCAGAGAATAGCACAGCATTGCGGCTATTAGGCAGGATGTATTTGAGATGCGCTAAAGCCCGTCCGGCATTAAGCATACCGCTACTAGCCACTATGATGGCTTGTTCATTTGATTGCTGAATAGCTTGGCTTTCTTCCCATGATTCAATTAGCCGCAAGTTGAGCTTATCTTCATAATCTAACTGATCTGACCATGCTCTATATATGCGGCAAGCAAGTGGCGAATCAAGATAAACAGGAATCATCTGCCCGTCAATCTTGTGCTCTGTGGCTCGTGTACGCCATAGAACATCAAGAATATCCTCTACACGCTGTAAGCTAAAAGCTGGCATCAATATGCGATTATATTGGAATATAGCCGCATTGATAATCTGCTCATCATACCAGCGGTCTTTCTTCATGCTATAACATCTAGTCGGGTCACTATATGTACATTCACCAACCACCACGTTACATCTTGGCAATGGCTCGATTGGTGGTACAGATACGCTCTTAGCCTCTGTATTGAAATCACCTGTAAAGCCAATTCGCTTGATACTATAACCCTGTTTGATTTCCAACACAGCTTGAGCTGAATGGATGATATGACCGGCATGATAATATGTCAACTTTGCACCGCCTACAATGGTCGTAGGAACGCCAAACGGCACTTCAACAAGCCATTGCATTACCTTATCAATATCGGCCTCAGTAGCCAATGGCGGCGCTTTGATACCATGCTTATTCTGCATCTTTAGGCTATCCTGCGCCATAATTTTAATGCAATCATCCATCATTATCTTGAAGATAGGGATTGAGCCTTGAGGGATATAGATATAGGCTTGCATACCCATAGCAACAGCAGCAAGTAACCCAAGACAATGATCGGCGTGTAGGTGGGTAATGAAAACACCATGTACCGTCTTTGGCTTGATTTTCTTCATCTGGTCACGATTGGCGCGATAATCAGCCACTAGATTATTAGTCTGAATTAGACCCATATCAACCGCTAATTTGATATTGTCGAATCGAACAATCGTACATGAACCAGTTACAGATGCGGCATTACCACCAATAAAATGCAAATATGGCTTGGATGTACCAGATGATTTAGCTGGCATTAGTAGCCTCCTCATCCTTTTTACCAGTTGGCATATACGCCCATGCTACTACATCATCCCAATCACCCAGATTATCGAGATAATATGAGCTATATCCATCATATCCATCATCTAGCATACAAGTATCTTGCGATACATCACCACTTTTACCCAATACTAGAATCTCTCTATTCTCATCTGGCAATTCACAGCTAAACATATAAAGAGGATATTCATATTCGGCCAAACCATCTTCAGCAAATCCTTCAATTTCTTCCTCAGTAGGTGGTCTAATCACAACCTTATGCCATACAATTTTTTCAATCCATTCCATTAAGCCGACTCATCATCCTTCCTCATCTTTAGTACATTTCTCAGCACACAATCCATGCAATTCAAATCTGCGTCATTCCACATTTTATCTCTCTGTGTGGTCATGCGTGGGTCGATTTTTACATATCGGTCACAGTCAGATTGATAATCACAGCGGTTGCAAGGAATTTCCCAAATGTGGGAGGGGCGTTTACTCATAATCATCATCCTCATATTCAGAATCTGAGCTTACATCAAATCCAACAGCTTGCGTCATCTGTGGACTGGGCTTAATTGTTTCAGCAGCAGCTTGCGCCTCTCTCTGGTCAAGCTCTAAATCAATCTGCATACGATTGATATGAGCATTGATAGCAGATGAAATCCATGTGACCACAGAATCAATGAGTGGCATAGCGGCTGATACAAACAATATCGAGCCGCCAGCAATCCATAATGGCAATAGATTATTCTTCTCTTTCATACATCGCCTTTCTTGATTTCATATAGCATTAAGCAGAGCCATAGCAACATACATATGACTAACCGCCACACATCATCCATTCTTTTTTCCTCTTGAATTGGCTTCAGCTACTTTGCGCTTAATGACCTCTTTAATTGCTTTAGCTGACGTTAAGCCGCTTGTCAGCTTATCAATCTCATAGATACAAGCATCCCATCCAGTCATTAAGCCCTGATTAAAATAGCTCTGAAATTTAGGTTCAAGCTCTGCTTTCAGCACATCATGTAGTTCATTATCCGACATATGTTCCCTCCCTATATGGAATATCACAATTTGGGCAATATATATCTGTTAGTGTTTCATAACATGGCTCATCCAACTCAGTATGCAACTCTCTGTATGTATACCGTTCTAATTTACAGCCACAAACAGGGCATCGCCCCATTGATTCTAGTGCTGTATCAGCTGTGTAGGCTAATGGTAGACATTTTAGGTTAGATAAGTATACTAGACAATCAGCCGCAATGTCCTCATCAGCATCCTTGTAATGCTCTACAACAGCCTCTACAACTTCATCGTGCATATCAATCATGGTACTAGCTCCAGCCATTCTGTATCAACAATGAAACTATAATGGTTATTTACATCCATGATATAAGCAAGTGTCTGATTCTTATATTTAGCCACTGTTACAACTCTAAATTTATAGTCTTTAAGTTCATAGTCACACTCGCCAAAAATAACATCAGAGGCATATGCAGTCATTACATCATCAACTGAGATATGAATTGTCTTACACCAATCAGATACGGTATGTGGACGATACCAATCAATAGCGTCATACTTAAATTTAACTCTATCTCCAGCCTTAATTTCTCTTGGCTTCTTTACTTCAGCCATTCTTTCTTTCAGTTCATCAATGCCAACCTGTAGCCGCCAATCATCATCTGGACGACAACGAGTCTCTACCTTCTTACCGTCCTTGCTCGTCATCGTCATGCGATTGCCCTCAATATGCAGATCATAATCACCCTCTAGCCACTTAGGTGCTAGATTCTTTTCATAGAATTTGTATTCTAGCTTCATATCTTTCTTTGTCCTTTCTTTCATAATTTCTTCGTATAAACTATTGAATACATCGTCCCACATCATTGTTTTATCCTCCTCAATTAAAAATTAACAACGCTCATTGCGTTTACTGCTCTCTGCTCAGTACGCTTAACATATCTGGACGTGATTTGGATTCCAGAATGTCCCATTGCTTTACTAATGACCTCAATAGGGACATCAGCCTCAGACATCATGGTAGCAAATGTGCGGCGCATTGTATGATTGCTGATATGCAATTCCTCCCAATTCTCAATACCAGCTTTTCTAGCACATACCTTGAGCATGGCACTGGTATTTTTGCCATCCATCTTATTGCCACGATTTCCTACAAACAGATATTCACAGCCATCTTTGCGCTCATTGGCGATATAGTTATCAATCAGTTTAATCGTCTCATCGGCCAAGCCAACTAATCTATCCTTATCGCCCTTACCACGGATGACCAGTACATTGTTGCTGCGACTTTCATACTGCTCAAGCGTGATATTGGCAAGCTCATGGATACGCAAGCCAGTTTGAGCAAGCATCATGATAATCGCCTTATTGCGCTCATTAGTCGCAGCATTTACCATCGACCTGACCTGTTCCCCGTTAAGAGCGGACTGCTCCCGATTCTTAATCTGCGGCGCTTCAAGCATCTCAGCCGGATTGCGACTAATAAATTCGTTGCGATATAAGAATTTGAAATATTCACGAACCGCAGATGTTCTCTGAGCAACAGATGCAGAGCTAAGATTGCTCATGTTGGACTGCCACATCTCAAGGTCAATTGGCTTAATTTCAGCTTCAGGCTTATTGACATATTCCAAACAATTCTCAATCGCCTTGGTATATTCACGAATAGTACCTTCACTACGGTGCTTTGCTTTGAGGCTCATAATAAACAGTTTGTTCATAATATTCAGCTCCTTCATTTGATGATTTAAGTATAGCACCATAGCGGCGATTTGTCAAGTGTTCTTTTAGAAAAATCCCTATAATCTTTCGACCATAGGGATTTTTAACAGGAGGATTATTTACTCATTGATTTCTGCCTTTAGTGTACTCGTCGGCTTGAACGTCAGAGCATACTTGGCAGGAACTTCAATAGTCTCACCGGTCTGTGGATTACGTGCTGTTCTTGCATCACGCAGCTTGGTTGTAAACTTGCCAAAGCCATGAATTACCACATCTTCATGCTGTACTAGGCTGTGTCTGATATAGTCAATGAACGTGTCTACGATCTCAGTTGTGTCTTTGACCGTATTCTCTGTGCTATCTGCTACAAACTTAATTAGTTCCTTCTTGGTCATAAATTCCTTTTAATTTCCTTTCAGTTTCTAATAAAATTTTATTAAAACAAGTCGCAATGTTCATGCGCATATTGACTTGATAAACCGGGCGGTTGGACTCGAACCAACGACCAAGGGTATTCAACAGCAATATCCCTTCACGCTGTAAAGCTCTGCCGACTGAGCTACGCCCGATATATAGAATTGCGCGGAATAGGCGTTCACCGCGCTATAAGCCTACGCCAAATCTCACTCTTTGTAGTTCCCTCTTGAACTCAGTCAACCTTGAACGTCCCGGGCATTCAAGGATTTAAGACGTTGCCTCATAACATCAGGTGGTCAACCATCAGCTATTCAGCAACTAGCATTACAACCCATAAACTAGATCGAGATTCATGTGACCAATTCATTATCTCAACCTTACAAATCTAAGGATTTTAAGATTTTCTTTGGTTTGCATCTGGGCCAGTTACAATGCTGAGCATAGCTGCGTGCAATCCTATAATCCAATGGAAGCGGCAAGACTCGAACTTGCATTCAGACGAATAAACACTGTGAGTTTACCAATTAACTTACGCATCCATATGGTAGTAGGCTTTAGGCTCAACCTACCAGAACCGCCATTGATTTGTTTTTATCGACCCTAGGCATCGATTGGCTAGTAATTCAAACAATGGTCAACAAACCATAACTACTGGTCTGCGTGGTCGGACTCCAACCGACAAGGCTTACGCCGCCGCATTTTGAGTGCGGCATGTTTAGCAATTTCATCACACGCAGATATTCAATCTCAAGCCGACTTCCTACCTCATAGCTATTTCTAGCATCAGCTCGTGAATGATGTTTACATATGATGTGCTATTACGCCAAAAAATCCATGTTGCTAAGACATATCCCAACACACAACATAATGCTTAGCAAGACAAATTTGTGTGCCAGTAGTCGCTAACTACTCTTGGGAACAAGTGAATATCGAACTACCATTTCTGGACGGTGCGACCGATTTATTCTTGTGCAAAGCACTATGTTCATTCACTGTTAGTGACTCGCGATCAGGCTTCCTCTGATTTAACTGTCACCATTGCCACGATTTACTCCTTAGACGATGGCTGCCTCTAAGCCAACATTTCATATGTATGTAATATCCTTATATCACCTTTGCCGTTATGTTTTTGCCCTCATGCTAACGGAACACGCTCAGGCGCGACCCCAATTCTCTATAAGCTATCTGCCGCTTCTCAAACTCTGCGCAAACCCGCTTCACAGGCGTGATATAGATTTGACGGTTATCTCCAAATCCGGTCGGATATTATATTGATACAGTATTTGCCTTTGTACTTCAGACACTCCCGCCGCTGTATCATCGGGTTCGAGCCGTTTCTTTACCCTAGCTGGCTCTATACACTAGCTCCAATCCCAATCCCTTTCATTTTGCCAAAACACGCAAACGACTTTTACTGCGCTGTCGGCACAAGTGTGACCTCGCCCCGGTGGGTTTCCACCACTATATTCTGTTAGTTCCGGCATCCCACGCATCAAGCGCAGGGGGATATGATGGCTGTTTATCTCATTCCATTTACTACTGCTCCTGTACTCCAAAGACGCTATATTACTATTCATTATCGGCTGAGCCGTCCTGTCTTACCAGGCGTTCATCGTCTTTGGCTTCGTAGCACCATCATCTTTACATTTTCAATTATACCATACTTGATTTTATTTGTCAAGCATTATTTTTACAATCAACATCCCAACTGCAACACCAGCTGCAAATGAACCTAGACAAGATAATAGAATAATCATACACTAATAATCAATAAATTCTCCTAAACATCTAACCTTACAAACTTACTCCACTTAATCAACTAATCTTAATTTTCTTCATTATTAGTCAATGATTTCTTTGCCAGACGAGCCGATTTGAGCCGTTCTGCCGCTGCTTGTTTCTGTTCTTCAGTCATTGAGCGGGTACGGAATGGATTGTTGCCTAGACGAAATGGGTACAAATTACAGTCGTGGATGGTGCAATTCTTTACTTCATAAGCTGAGCCGCAACAACAATCCAAGCAATGTTGTCTGATACACCATAGAGGTGATTTTTTATTTTCTTCTGTATTCGCCATAATATTTTTCTTCAGCCTCTTCCCTCAGTTTAATCACATATTCTATGTCTCGATTTTGTCCAAGATGAATCCTTTTGCCATTTACACTTATACTAGCTCTCCAACTATTATCTTTCTTGACATAATAAACGCCTTTGTGCCCACTCTTTGCTCTTGTTTTATTTGTTCTATTCATCCCGTTTTGATAATTATTGCAAAATCTAAGATTGGACTTCCTATTATCGGTTTTATCTCCACTGATATGATCTACAATTTGACCTTCTTTTGCATCCATAATAACTCTATGTAATTTAAGCTGTTTACCGCTTTTCCTTTCGTCATAAACGCTTGTTACTATATATCCAGTGTATTTATGTTCCAACCAACAATATTGCTTAACTTTCTCATAATCTTCTAAATCAATAAGAAATGTTGTATCGCTATTAAAACAATATCCAATCACATAATTATCATGAAATTCATATCTATTTTCTTTTGAAAACTTTTGTGATTTTAATTCCTTTGAATAGCAACCGCATGAAACAGTATGTCCGAATTTTACAGCGTTTAACTGACAAATTATATGATTCCCACAATCACACACACATTCAACCATTCTTATTTTATGTCCGCGCCTATCTTTAGTTGGAGGCGCGTCTGCGATTACTGTTAATCTTCCATATTTGTTTCCAATTATATTCTGTCTCGCCATTATATATATTCTCCTTATAAAATATATTCAATATAGAAGCTCAATGATAAGGCATTGTTATCTCATTGGTCATGACTCCAATGCTACCTTCTATATTGTTCATGGTAGCGGCGCAGAGGGTCGAACTCTGATTTTGCCCCAATCTAGAGCTAAACTGGGTATAGGCCAGTTGGCTTACCATTAACCGACACCGCCATTTTCGTTTGAGCCTTTTATCGTCATGCTCAGGACTATATTCTAGGAGGTTCACAATGAAGAACTGTAATTGAGATTGCCCAATCTCTCAACCACATCTGTATTATACCATAAGATTTGCTGTTTGTCAAGAATTATTTTTTAAGCAATGCTGCAAATTTATATCTCCATTCATTAGTCCAGAGATTAAGCGCATTCCAGTCTCCTGTTCGTTCATATTCATAAGAACAAGCACCAACAACTGCGTCCATATAAGCCGAAATATCATCCATGTCTCCGCTAGTTACCGCCATTTGATATTGTTCCTTAATGAATTTGACCAATTTCTTATCCATAATATATGCCATCCTTTCATTTGGTAATTATATTATACCACACAATTTACTATTTGTCAAGAACAAATTTTATTCATTTCAATAAATTTTTCACAAGTCCAGCCATTAAGAACTGGTACTTCATCACAACTATATCCCCATAGCCCAGTTTCTCGATCATAGCGGTCAACGTGGCAAATGAAATCACCAATTTTGAAATAGGTATTTAACATATTTCTATCATCACCAATCTGCATTGATTACAATTTTATCGCCATCGATACGAGCCGATTCTATCAGACGCGATACACTATCCATTTGCCATATACCCTCAAAATCAGGGTGATTTACAAATTTGAACAATTTACCGACCTGCTCATTGCTCAACACCAAATCTTTACCATACATAGACGGTGAATAAGGTTGTCCTTTTACATATGGCTTATAATAACCAATAGATTCAAGAAATTCATACCACCAACTGCCACCACCATCAACTGTATTAACAGCTCGATATGTAACCAATTCGCCGCAATGCGGACAATAGATTGGCTTTGCACGGCTAATTCTAATGTCTAACCCCATACATTATCATCTCCATTCATTTGATAATTGAATTATACCATATAGAATTGGATTTGTCAAGCACCTTTTTCAAATTTATTTTTAATATCTGTCCATTTTTTAATCTGGTCATCTACACGCACCCATTTGCCATAGTGCAGTTCTGGGTTGAACCACCAAAGTCCATAATAGTTTAGATTATCGCCATCTTCAATAGTGCGGAATGGATTCTCATATCTAATCCAACCCAACAAACCCATGATAAACTTTGCATCAGAATCATTCCCCACAATAAATGCCGCCATATCGCCTAGCTCATCATAGACAGTCTGTACATCAAATTTGATTTCTGTTCCATCTTCTCTATAGAATCCAAGACAACTTCCTTTACGCTTCTTTACATCTTCATACTGACATACATACTCATGGCAATGTGCCTCATATTCATCATCAAATTCTGCGCCGCAATATTCACATTTATAAATTCTTGTTTCAATCATTTGAACAATTCCTCCATTTCTCTAACATGATATTGCCTATCTTCCAAATTGTCCACTCTAGTTCTAGCCAATTCCCAATTTGAGCCAGCAAAGCCGCTTTTCATCACATCAGCTACAATCTGCTCGTCTTTATATTTGCGCCGTTCGAGCCGTAAATCATGTAGCAGTTTATATATCTTATATCCATCTCTAGCATTATAGGAATTGAACTCAATAGCATGAAGCACATCTTGAATTTTATTCTCTACCTCTTGCAGCTTATATTCAACCCATGCTGCCCTTGCTACAAGTTGGTCATGCAGGTCACAGAATGAGCCAATTTGCGCCAATGCCGAATCATAATCTACCAAATCAAAATTTGTATTCCGGTCGAAATCGACGGGTTTAGATGGTGCATCAATCTGTTGCACAAAATAGCCTAGATTGCGCATTTGCTTTGGCAGATTAGAAAGCGCATTTTCAGCTTTGGTTTTATCGTTGAATTGAAATGATTCGTTTAATTCAGTTGTTGGGACGAATTGCTTAATTGCATTCTGCATGAGATAGTATTTATTGTTATAGAGTACATACATGATTATCGTTTCTTTCTTTTAGATTTACGACGTTCAGCTAGGATGCCCAATAAGCAATAGAGATTATACAAGATATGATGATTGTAATAATTGGTAACATAATCAATCCAAGCCAATTACCATTTTCGAGTAGAGTCACGCCAAAAGCTAGTGTCACAAATGCAAGAGTGGCTAAAATTATTACAAGAAAAATCCACAATGTGTGCTTCAAAAATCTAATCATGCTATTCTTCATCTATATTTTTTTCCTTCTTCAATCAGTTTTGAAATTTCATCCCCACATCTCAATACACGTTGTTTCCACACAAATTCGTCCATATCCTGTTTCCTAAAAAGTCGTATTTGCCAATAGAATCAAATAATAACATAATATCCTGTTCGTCAATATCCAAACATATTGACCTATTAAATCTATCAAATTCAATTCCAATTCGATACGTCTTATCAATCATTTCTTCAGTTGGGTACATACAATATGTAATTCTTCCAGTTCGATTGTTTAACTTAACATAATCTCCAGCATTAAATTGATACTTATTTGCATTCATATCTTAATCCTCCTTTTCGATTTCACTGTTCAATTATACCATATTCATTTACATTTGTCAAGAGAATATTTGCCCATTCTGTATTTTCATCTTCAGCAAGATAAAAGAACTTGTGATTAGCGATGCTTCCCCAATATTCCTGAGTCTCATGCCAATCACTACGACCATATGCAGGATTATAGAAATATAAAATCGGCTTATCGGTTACAAATTTACCGCCATAGAACACGTCCATCACAGCATTTTTAACTTCATCATATGCTTTTGGGTCTTGCTTATCCAAATTTTCATTCCAGCCACTATATCCATATACCAATTTTACTTCTGTGGCAGATAAACCGTCCTTGAGCATTGCATCAAAATAGCACTGAGCTACAGCAATCTTGCCTTCATATGGCTCACCAGCAGCCTCACCAGCTACCACACATTCAACAAACCACGTTTCATATTCGGTCAGATGAAATGGCGGCTCATAGACGAATGTAGATTCTGATTCTTGTTCTTCAATCTGCGGCTCTGTCACTATAGTCTCCATAATGACTACATCATCATCTTTCTGATACTCGATTTTAGTTGTATCAATCGGTTTGCATTTAATCCATTTGACAACCGGTTCAGATTCGCGCCGTTGCTCCATCATTGAATTGTATTCTTGAATCTGCGTATAGATGAATCCACCACAAGCTGTAAATCCAATCAATGCCAATCCAATTCCTGCAATCATATATCGAATTTCATTTTTCATTGTCGATTCTCCTTTTTCAATTTTCAATTCACACCTCTATATATGTATATACCACATTTGATTCTATTTGTCAAGTACGATTTTTGATTTTCATTTTGGAATTGTAAATATCAATTCCGATTTTAGAATTTCAATTTCCACATATATTTACAATCTCGAAAGTCATTTTTCATTTTGTGACTCGTGCATACATAAATATCTATATACATATCCATTATCATCTACATATACATTTACAAATTCATATGCAGATACATCTACATCATCATGCACATAAATAATACGCATGATATAGATAGATGTATTTATCAAAAATACGTAGCTTTATATCTATAAATATATACATTACTTTCATGCACATATCATAATTTATATTCGTATCAAAGTCAATATCATTCACATTTTTCATATGAATATTCGCTTATTTATCACATTTTTTCGTAGGAGATTTGTGTACATTCACACATTTTTCTGTAGTAAAATAATGTGCGGTTGTCAGTTGTCAATTTATCTGTATGATATAAGAAGCACAAGCTGTGAGCGCAGATTCCATCATAACCATGTCGCGCCGTCTGTGCCGATTTGAGCCACGTTCGCATTCACCCTATGCAAGATATACCCATGGGTAATTCGAGCCGTCACGCCTGTCTTGAGCCACGACACACCGCCGCGATTATATATAGGCACATATTACTGGGGAAAATTCGCTTGACCTAATCCGCACACGCGCACATAAGAAAATTCGACTCGATTTTTTCGCGCCGAGCCATTATATATACCGTATATTGCTGGGAAAAATGTAAAAAATTGTAAGGTCACATATACGCGAGGATTTTTTTCATCGATTTATTGCTTTATTTGGCTAAAGTGTAGCTGGTAAAATATGGTAATTGGAAGCCGCTGGCAATTCAGTTAGATGTCTCTAACTCATGGTCGACCTCCCCCTCCTCGTATGTCTCTCGCATAGGTCACTTTGATTATAGCAGATCGTGTGCCATATGTCAACGAAAAAAATGCACAAAAAAAATAGCCGTCAATTTTGGGCATATTGTACAATGCCATTATGGCGGCTCTAGCGGACATATACGGCGCGAACCATGCCGGAGCTATAGGAACATAGGGAAGCAAAGAAAAAGCCCGTCAGCAGACC